TTACAATTGGGCTATATATGGTTCCAATTTCTGAGCGACAAGTTCTTCCGTTATTTTTTCTAAATATGAGAACTCAATCAGTTTAGTTCCATGAACCTGACATAATTTTTTCTTTCTTATATCATTAGCCCTTCTGGTTACAAAACCTTCTTCTCCACCCCAGTGTTTGAGAGGCTTATAATGCTGGATTCCTTGATACTCTATTGCTAAATTCAACTCTGGTATATATATGTCTATTTCCAATCCATCTAACCATTCGGGTCTATAATGAAAATAAATTTTTTCATTTACATATATCTGGGAAATAATTTTATATAAATTTGTTTCCGAGTTCCATTGTTGTCCGATTTTCTTTGCACCAAAATGTTCTCTTACAGCATTTTCAGCAAAATTTTTTATTTGCTTGTATAGGGAAGAATGCTCTTTTGCTTGTTCAGGTGTCATTTCTTTTAGGGATGTTAATTCAATTAGTGAAAGTACTTGGCTAATAATATCATTGGGCACTTGGTCTAATAAGAATGTAGGATATAGGATCCCCAATTCCAACTCTTTTTGTAAAATATACCAACCATATTCACGTTTAAATTTGGAACCATACATAGGAATACAATAATCGTACTTTGGGGTTTTTAAATTGCAAGAATGGCATAAGTTATCTTTAAAAATCTCATCTTTATTGTTTATAATAGTTTCAGCATAACTCGCGTCCCATTTAAATATATTGTTTAGAAAATCAATTGGAAAATAGTGATAATATGTAATTTCCTTATTGTACTCGCTTTGGCTACTATTTTTGACTAAGTCAATAAAATTTATCACTGCTTTTTTGGAACAAGAACATAAATAAACATTTTTATCACCAACACTTTTTTTGAAAGCAAAGAAAGCACCATAATGAGGAGGATAGAGTACCACAGGCAATGGCAATTCCTCAAAATTAAATTCTCCGTCACCGTAGGCAACATGACGCGGTGAAGCTTTTTTCTTTTTCATTCATGCCTCTTTATATTTTATCTTTTGTTCCTCCGGTACCACTCGAAGGATACTATTTTACCGAGTTAGTAGTTCCTGTTTTCTTTAATGGCCTATCTGCTGCAACAGATGGTTTATTATCTTCCAGTTCAAAACATCGTCCGAGAATTTTAACTCTATCCTTTTTTGAAAGTGTGCAAAATGAATTTAATAATTCCATGATTTCCGTTGGGAATTTTTTATAATATAAAAGAATAATTTCTTCATCTGCCGTTATTTTTTCTCTTTGAGAATTATCTAAGAGGAAATCAATAGAGGTATTTAATACTTCTGAAAAACGTATAAGTTCTTCAGCAAATGGTTGCTTATTACCATACCAAAGTAAGTCGAATCTTTCTTCGTCTATACCAGTTCGGCTTAAAACTTCGGAATATGAAAGACCTAATTCTTCTGATTTTTTTCTTATATTCCAATTAGCCAGCCCTTCTTCATAAAAATAATCATCGCAATTTCCACATGAATTTACCTTTTTTAGACCAAGTAATTCATCAACAGATACGTTGTAATATTCAGCTAACCGAATTAGTATGTCAATTTTAGGAATACGTTTGTCATTTTCATAATTTGCCAAAGTACTTTGCTCAATATTTAACCTAGAACAAACATCTTGTTGGCTTTGTTTTTTTACTTCTCGTAATAACTTTAATTGTTTTCCTATCATCATATTTCCTCCTATAGACATTTTATCACATTTTGAAATAAAATCTAATTGCGCAATGAAATAAAGTTATAAAAAACCTATTGACAATTATTTCAAATTGGCATAATATATATTTCATAATGAAATATGAAAGGAGATGAAAGAGTGACGCTTAAACAACTTCGAGAAAATAAGGGAATGTCTCAAACTGAGCTTGCTAATTGTGTAGGTGTAAAACAGACTACTATTTCCCAATATGAAAATGGGTCAAGAAAACCCAATCTCTCAAAAGCAAAAAAGATTTCAGACGCCTTGGGCATTTCGTTAGATGATTTTTTTTGCCTCGCCACATTTCAAAATGAAATATAAGAAATTATATCGTATAGTGGAGGATAAATAAATGGCATCTGTAGAAGAAAGATTACGTGAATATAACCAGTCTGATCCGTTTAAAAGGGCAATGAAAGAGTTGGCAAAGAACAGGAAACTTACTTTGGATGCTGCGGAAAAGGCGATAGGCCTAGAAGCAGACTTCACGGAGCAAGTTGACCGTGGGATTAAAAAACTCACGTTGGAAGATGTAATTAAAATATCAAAGTATTTCAATACGACTATGGAATCCGTTCTGAATGGTGGGAACGCAGAAATCAATGTCGAGAATCGTTACCATGAGGATAAACTTAGTTCCCAATATTTTGCAGAATGTGTGAGGACATATATTCGATTATTGGATGATAAGTGTAGAAGTTTGCATTTTAAAGGGCTCATGGATGATGACATAGCGCAGACGAAGGCAGAACTTTCAAGGAAAGAGGTAAGGCTTGCCCAGCGCTATAACACTTACATGGAAGATATCGAGCGACAAGTAATTCAGCCAATGGATGCTTCAAACTGTTGTGATGAAGTCCTGATTAACGAACTGGTAAAAAGAGGCTTCAAAGTGGAGAAAGGAAACGGAAATGGGAAGAAGACCAACAAAAGCGGCAGATAACCCTTTCTGCAAGGCAAGGCTGGCGGCTGCACAATACAATGAAAAACTATTTTCCAAGGAAGGGGCTGCTGAATTACTTGGGGTATCTGTTTCGACTTTATCAGATTATGAGCTGGGGCTGACTAAAATTATTCCTCCAGATATGGTTGTGAAAATGTCAAGTTTATACAATGCTCCGGAATTAGAAAATTATTATTGCACGGAAATGTGTCCTCTTGGATGTGAAATGCCTAAAGTAAATGCAGATGATTTAGACAGGATATCCATTAAGGCATTGGCATCATTCCGAAAAATTAATGAGACCAGGGAGCTGCTTTTGGATATAACGGAGGATGGCGTTATTTCTGAGGATGAAAAGGAGGCCCTGAACAAAGTACTCAAAAATCTGGAGGAATTGGAAGGCGTTACACAGAACCTGAAAATCTGGATAAAGAAAAATATGAATGATGGTAAGGCAGCTTTTGAAAGAGAGGACAAGTAATTATGGTAAAGGCATGGATGGGGGATAAGGGGACATGGCTGTTTGACTTAGCCCATAATGACTTAGATAGTGACGCCATCGTTAAAGGTTTTTTGAAACATTATGTTTTGCAGGATCAGGGGATTGGCAATGTACAGCAGGATTTGCATTTTCACACACTCTATGGAGATGCTTACTTGGAAATCGCTATGTCAAATTTGAAGCAGGCATTAATGAAAGAAGTAGATGCACCATCCCGAACGGAAATGTTAACACTGAAAGAGGTAAATAAGATTACACAGTCCGTTATCGACCGATATGAGACAATTCAGATTCGTCATAATCCGGAAATTTGTAACATGGATAATCCGTCAGTGAAGAATATTAAGAACCTTAGTATAGAGTGAAGGAGGGATTTTATGGGATTTACACCGAACGCGGTGATAAAAGCGCCAGGCGTAATATCTGCAGCACCAAGTTATTACATAGGAGCGCCCGAGGTTATGGGTTACCTGGGATGTAAAGAAAACAAAGCGTATGAAATTATCCGGGGGCTGCGAAAAGAGTTAATAGACGCGGGAAGAATATATCCCGGAATACCGCAGGGAAAAGTACCGCGTAAGTATTTTTTAGAGAGGTGCATGATAGAAGAATAGGAGGGAAAAGGGAAAATGGCGTTTTATAAAACATGTCCGCTATGCGGTTCAAATCTTGATCCGGGCGAATCATGCGACTGTCAGGAAGAAAAGGAGCAGGATAGGCGGAAAATGCAGAGCATGATGAAAATTGGACGGGATGGACAAATGCAGATGTGCTTTGCAGGGGAGGTGGCCGGGATTGCAGAAGTGGGCGCTTAGCATTTGGAGTATAGGAGCCATATTGACTATAGGTTCTGTATCTATAGCATATGCAGCTGGAAAGGAAGAGCCTGCCACAGCAATTCCAACGATAGAAATAGAGACAATTCCTTACATAATAAATGAAACAGAACTCCTTCTGCAAACAGAGAATACTTCATCCGAAATGGAAATTCAGGATGAGCCCGCTGAAGCAGAAATGTTTCCGGATCTTATATGTTATAAGGAATGGAGTACTGAAGACATATATTTGCTTGCTAAGATTGCAATGGCAGAAGCAGAAGGGGCTTCGATACATTGCAAGATGATGGTAATAAGGACAGTCCTTAACAGAGTAGAAAGTGACTTGTTTCCTAATTCTGTCCGCGAAGTAATCTTTCAATATAACGAAACAAGCGGGGTATATCAGTTTTCGTGTGTTGGCAATGGCCGGTGGGATAGGGTTGAGCCTAATCCGGAATGTTATGAGGCAGTATCAGAAATCAGGAATTGGGCAAATGACTATTCGGAGGGAGCCTTGTATTTTGAGAGTTGCAAAGAAGATGATAACTGGCATAGCCGGAATTTAAATTTTTTGTATCAATCTGATGAGCTCAGGTTTTATAGGTAGAAGGAGGCAGTAAATGTGTGACAGCAAAATAAATGACGGGAAAGCTAAAATGAAAAAGGACAGTATTCCGGAAATTATAATCTTGTTTATGATTAAAACATTTTTCTCTTTTTCTGCCGCTTATTTTGTATCGCTTTGGGTAATGCAAATAGCGTATGAAGAAAGGGGGTATAAGGCATACGGCGGTGAATACATTCTGATTTTGATAGCTTTTGTAGCAACTTATTATAATATTAGTCTTTTTTTTAAATATTTTAGGAGGTAAAAGCGTGGAAAAAAAGGAGGTAGAAGAATTACTGAAAATGGAGATACCAGACAGCCTGTTCCAGCGGGTGTTAGGGTATGCAGAAAGGAAACAAAGGTACATATATAATCAAACTCAGGAACAAACTGTGATGCAGAACTGGTATCTTGTGAAGCTGGCAGAGGAATATGTAAGAAGCTTTGCTTTTTCAGAGTTTACAATGTGTGTATGCAGGGAACTGAAGGGTATGGAAAAAGAGCACTCGGCAAAAAGCCAGAGCGCCCCTCGGAATATCCATATTGTAGCATGCCCTGCATCAGAAAGCAACAAAAATCTACAATATGGAGGTAAATTTCTATGAATGAATTAACAATTTCTAAAAAATATCCGGTTGAAAAATATAACCTGCTTGGAAATACAGATGTGATTTCTGAAATACCGGATATCAAGTCACCAGTAGTTCAGGTAGTACGCCTGGACACAAACCCCAAAAATGGAGAAGTGTATATTCATCAGAAAGCCAAAGATGCATATACGGATGGAAATGGAAAATATCATCCTGCTATACCTAATTTATATGCAATTACCAAGAATGGTCTCAAGAAGCTGGCAGACGGAGCAGGAATTAAGACGCTGGCAAGCGAGCATGTAATTCCAACAACATGCCAGAAATGCGTGGCCGTCAATCAGCACAGCGGAAAAGTAGTGCAATGCGGAAACTGCCGGAATAAGGATGTTGCTTTTCGGGTTTCAATATCTGTTCCACAGATGACAGGAGAAATTCTCACAGTTGATGATACCCACGAGATTATAGTTGATAATGTTACGCCAGGCATGACAGACAAGCAGCGGGCCGAGTTTATGAAGCATTTACCGCAAATTTGCGAAGCGAAGGCGCTGAACGGGGCAATCCGGACAGCTTTACACATTAAAGGTACTTATACGCTGGAAGAATTAAAAAAGCCTTTTGTTGTGGCATACCTTGTTCCTAATTTAAATCATGAGGAAGTGAGGCGGGCGGCCATAAGCAGCATGTTTGGAGCGGAGCAAAGGTTGTTTGGCAATTCCCCAAGTGTTGAACAGATTGAAACGAAGGTACCAGAACATGCCTCCATAGAAGCTTCAGACGGTGAAAATTACGACCAGTATGTTGACGGTACATATACGGAGGAAACAATACAGGATGAAGCTCTGGTCCGGTCAGATGATGGCATTAGGGCGCAGGATTTTTACTGTGATAAGTGTGGATGCCATATTGAAGAACGTGTCTGGAACTATAGTGTTGATAAGTTTGACCGGCCACTGTGCTATAAATGCCAGAAACTTATGAGAAATGGACAGAGGGGAGGAATGAGATAGTGAAAATTATAAAGATTAGCACAGACCTTGAGCTGACAGTCCATGATTTTCCGGAAGGGAATTATTCACAGCAAAACCATATTTTACGTGAATTGATCGGGAATCATTGCAGTATTTATGAGCGGGTTACGCCAAAGAGATTATATTCGGAACTGCAAATGAAACACAGTACAACCAATGTGCCCGGAGAGTGTGTATGCATGCTGGTGGATGAAGAAGGCTTATTAAAAGATATTCCGCCTAATCTGATAGGGAGTTATCTTTATGAGACGGACATACATAAGCAAAGGATTGTAGGAAACATCCTTCTTGTCGGCGAGGCTTGGGAAGATGATGGGATAGGCTTCTGTGGAATAGATGATAAAGTTTTTGCTGTACTGGAGCAGAAGCTTAGTGACTTGCTCCATACAGCAAAAGAGATAAAGGAGGAATCTTAAAAATGAAGATTTTAGCAACGGCAGACTGGCACCTGGGAACATTCCGAAGCCCGGTCAGGGATGGGATTAATTTGCGGACGGAAGATACAAAGCGTTGTTTGGATGAACTGCTAAGAGTGGCCAAAGAAGAAAAAACAGATTACTGCCTTATTTCAGGGGATGTATTTGACGTGGGCCGCCTCTGGTCTGACAGGTGTTGTGAGGAAATCGTGACAGCAATTCATTATATCCGGAAATTGTCTGCAATTTGCAAAGAAGTTGTTGTAATGAGGGGTACGCCAAATCATGACGGTATCGGTCAGTTTAAGGTCCTTGCGGAAATGTTTGGAGCCTTCCCTAATGTACATATTGTAGTTACGCCGCAGGTGCTTTCTTTTGATGATGCGGATATAGCAGTTTTACCAGGATTTGACAGGGGAACTTACCGGGCCCAATTCCCCGGGCTTTCCAGCGAGCAGGAAAATGAAGTATTTACAAAGGAGCTTGCCAATATTGTTCTCGGTTTAAAAGCACAGTGTAACCCGGATAAGACAAGTATACTCATGGCGCATTATACAGTGCCGGGATGCAATACAGAAAGCGGCCAGACAATGCTATTGGCAAAGTATGAGCCGGTTATTGCACCGGAGACACTTCTGACAGCCGGTTATGACCTTGTAGCTCTTGGACATATACACAGGCCTCAGCAGGTGCTATCCCATTACTGGTTTTACTCAGGAGCAATTAATCAGATGAATTTTAATGACGAGGGGCAGGAAAGGGGCTTTTGGATACATGAAATGCTTCCATTTGGTAGAGAATGGGACAGCATTTTTTATAAAACGCCCTTTAGGGATCATATTACGTTTAACTTTACAGATACGGACATTACAGCGATTAACCTGGGAAATATTGATGAAGTGGCATTTAACTACTGGCGGTTTAATGGAGCTGTACAGGACAAGATAGTGAGAATTTTCTATAGCTGCTCTGCAGAGAACAGTAAAGCGGTAAATAAGGCGCTGGTTGAAAAAACTCTCCTTGAGGATGGGGCATTTATGCTTTGGGAGATGCTTCTTGATAACAAAACTGATGAAGTTGCCAATAAAACAGAGCTTGCTAATGTAACGGATCCTGAAGCTAATCTGGTTAAATACCTGGAAGAAAAACAAGTACCGCCGGATAAGATACAGGAGCTGGTGCTTAAGGCCAGGCCAATTATCGCGGAGGCAGAGGCAAATATGCCAACAATAGTCAATACCGGCATGTTTGAACCAGTAGAAATATCGGTCAGGAATTACCGTAACTACGAAGAAGAAACTTTTAATTTTGAAGATATCACTTTCTGTACCATCAACGGGCAGAATGGCGCCGGTAAGAGCAGCCTGTTTATGGATGCAATTCTTGATTGTCTCTATGAGCAGCCGCGGGAAGGCGTTATCAAAGATGAAACGGGCAAATCTCCGTGGCTGCGTAATGATGAGTCGGCGCGTTCAGGTTCTATTATGTTTACCTTCCGGATTGGAGAAAAGAAATACCGGGTGACAAGGACCAGAGCCCGCTCGGGTAAGGGGACACTTAATTTATCATGTTTTATTGATGGCAGATGGGAAGACTGCTCTAAGGAGAGATACAACGATACCCAGCAGGAAATTTTGGATATCCTTGGTATGGACAGCTTCACATTTAAATCCTGCGCCCTGATTATGCAGGATCAGTACGGATTATTTTTACAGGCTAAACCAGAGGAAAGAGTTGAGGTCCTTGGAGAACTCCTTGGATTAGGCATCTATAAACTGATTGAGAAAATTGCCCAGGACAAGGCCAAGGTAAATGGAGCAAAGAATCAGGAGATAAAAAAAGAGATTGAAATTCATAGCAAGGCCATATCCGACCTTGGGAATCCGGATGAGGAGCTTAGTAAATGCCAGGAAGAGTTAGGAGAGTATGAAAACGTCTTAACCCTGAAAGTTGCAGAGAGGGACAAAAATAAATTACTCCTTACAAACCAGCAGGAGGCAGCGGAGAGAAGATTTAAACTGACGGACGCAATTACTGCATTGCAAAGGAAAAAGGAGACTGTTGGGCAGAACAGGATAAACCAGCAGGCGATCATTGACAGCAGTGCAGTTATCCTTAATGCAAAAGAAGAAATTAAAGCGAAAGCCGCTGAACACAAAGCACTGTTAAAGCGTGAATTGGAGCTGGCAGGTGAATCTGCACTTTATTCTTCCAAAAAACAGGAGGCGGAGAACCTTGCAAAACAGGCTGCGGCAGAGCAACAAACTATTGGTGCATACAAAGAAAAGGCAAGACAGAAAGAGAATGAGCTGTCATTAGCACAGCCAAAGGAGCAGGATGCGGTTATCAGGGAAAGGGCAGAGCAGTATACCCAAAAGAAGGCAGAGCTGGAAAAATTGCAGGAAAAAGCGGTTATATACCAGAAAGCAAAGACAGAGTATTCAAAGGCATTGTTTCACTATGAGGACCTTATAAGGAAGTTTGATACGGAAAAACAATCTGCAGATAAACAGAAAAAAGTATTGGAAAAGAAAGTGGAAATCCTCAAAGAATCAGGATGCGTGGATATTGAGAATGCTCACTGCAAGTTTTTACAGGATGCTGTTGAGGCAAAAGAAAGGCTGGATACATTTGATGAATTGTATACGGATATCGCCGCCAGACAGGATGCAGAGTTGAAAAAATCAAATCAGACTATTAACGAAAAACTGGCTGAAATGAATGCAGTAAATTTTGATGCAGATGTTCTTGAAACCCTCCGGAATGAATGTATGACGCTTCTTCCCTATGTATCTCAGCTTGAAGCCATTAAACAGAGAGAAGGCCAAATAGCCTTATTGGAGGCTGATATTAAGCATTTGCAGATAAATATATCCGAAGCGGAAAAAAGGCTTGCTAAGGTCAAATCAGAGGGTATTGAGGCGGAAAAAAAGCGCGATTTATGTGCTGATGCTTTTTCGGAACATGTTAAGGTGCAAAGCGAAATAGCGAGTCTGGAACCATGGATCGAAAAAGAAATGCAGATTCCGGTGGCCGAGGAAAAAAATGCCACGGCAACAAAACGTATATTGGAGCTGACAGAGGAACTGCTGAACATTGACAAGGAAATTTTAGAAAAACAGGCAGAAGCAGATAAAGAAATCCTCGCAATGAGGGGTATGGAAGAACTGGCCGGAATTGTTGCCAAAATGAATTCGGATGTAGAAGCCTATAGCCTGCTGGTAAAAGAAAAGCAAATGAATATAGGGGCTTTACAACAGAAGGCAAGGCAGGTTGACAAGCTGAAAAAAGAAATTTCAATGTTGCAGGACAAGCAGATGGAATTTGCAAAAGAAACAGCTGATTACGATGCTTTAAAAATAGCTTTTAGCCAAAGCGGAGTTCCCCATCAGATTATCCGGTCCATCATTCCTCAGCTGACTGAAACATCAAATACTATTCTCGAGCAAATGACAGGCGGCAGGATGGGAGTAGAATTCCGTTTGGAAAGACTGCAAAAGAACGGAAAAGAAAAAGTATCATTAGATATTTTTATAGAGGAATACGGAAAGTCCGCACTGCCTTACCTGTCAAAATCAGGAGGGGAAAAGGTAAAGTCTTCATTGGCAGTAATCCTTGCACTGGCTGAAATTAAGTCATTATCTGCAGGGGTGCAGATGGGAATGCTTTTTATTGATGAACCCCCGTTCCTGGATTCAGATGGCACAGAGGCATATGTTGAGGCATTAGAAACAATAAGGGGCAGATATTCAGGTTTAAAGATTATGGCTATCACACATGACTATGAATTTAAGGCAAAATTTCCGGAGAGCGTCACCGTCATTAAAGATGAAAACGGAAGTCATGTAAAGTGGGATTAACAGCTATACAAATATATCCACGCAGGGCTGGCTTTGATAGGAGGAGGTGATATTTTGGCCAAGAAATATTATTGGCTAAAGCTAAAAGACGGCTGGTTTGACTCAAAAGTTATAAAAAAATTACGGAAAATTGCAGGAGGTGATACATATACCATTATTTATCTTAAGATGTTGCTTCTTTCCCTAAAAAACGAAGGCAAACTATATTACGAAGGCTTGGAGGAATCATTTGCAGACGAGCTTGCACTAGAGCTGAACGAAGATCCCGATAATGTTAAGGTTACAATTTCATTTTTAGAAAATTGCGGCCTGATTGAAATTGTTGATTCTGATGAATATATGCTTACAGAAGTTCCAACGGCCATAGGGAGCGAAACGGAATCGGCCCAGAGGATGCGCAAATGCAGAGATAGTAAAAATAAGAAGCTATTGGAAGATAAAACGTCACATTGTGACGGGGATGTTACAAAGAGTGACACAGATATAGAGATAGAGAAAGATATAGAGAAAGATAAAAAAAATATATGCACCGAGCCTGAACGCTCGGAGCCGGAGCCAGAGCCAATCATAACGCTCCCTCTGAATACAGGGGAGGAATACCCGGTATTCCAATGCGACATAGACGAATTCGCGGAACTGTATCCAGCAGTTGATGTACTGCAAGCAATGAGGGGTATGAGAGGATGGCTGAATACGAATCCGGCCCGGCGTAAGACAAAACGGGGGATCCGAAGGTTCATAAACTCTTGGATCGCGCGAGAGCAGGACAGGGGTTACCGGAGGCCTACGGAGGGCAGCAGTTATCAGCAGAATCAGGGAAATTTCGCAAATATGCAGAAAGATGAATATGACCCAGATATCTTCAGGCGCATGGCTGATGAAAGCAGGGAAGATATTAACAGCCGGAAGGAGGAACCGGATGGAAGAAACCAATGAATTTTTACAGAGGATGGAGAAGATACGTGCAAAACATTCAGGGATGGGCCGCTACAGACAGTATAAATGCCCCCTATGTGAGGACAGGGGATTTATCGTACAGGATGATGGGAAAGGCCATGACGTGGCAAAAAAGTGCAGGTGCTATGCTGTTACACGGGCAAAGGAACTTATGGAACAAAGCGGAATATCGGAGGAACTATGCAGAAAAACTTTTGAAAATTATAATCCTGGAAGATCTGCACAGTTAGAAAAAGCCAAAGCAAAGGCGGAAGGATATGCCAGGGATTTCATAAATTTTGAACAGGGGAGACATAATTCCATTTTGCTTTCCGGACAGGTAGGTGCCGGTAAGACTCACCTTGGGATGGCCATTTGTAATACACTACTGAATTTGTGCAACGTTGGGGTAGTTTATATGTCATACCGGAATGCAGTCATGGAAATCAAGCAGACGGTCATGGACAAAGAAAACTATTACGCAATCATAAACAGGTATTGTAATGCCCGGCTGCTATACATAGATGATCTGCTTAAAGGTCGCTCTACAGAGGCGGATCTGAATATTCTTTACGAGATTATAAATTACCGGTACATGCATAACAAACCTATGGTTATTTCGACTGAAAAACTGCCGGAATCCCTGATAGAATTTGACGAAGCTGTAGGTAGCCGCATACTTGAGATGTGCCGGGGGAATATTGTTATCCTGAATGGCTTGGAATTAAATTACCGGATGAAATTATAGGAGGTGGCAATGAAGAAAAAGCATTCGTCCGTAATTACTGGCACCGAAAAGGAATTCTTGGATATTTTTAGGCGGCTCTGTTATTCCAGAAGCTCTTGGCAGGTCTGGGCTGACTTGATAAGCGCGATAGCGTGCTCCCTAAGCAATGTGACTGACCGGACACCTGAACATTTTGAGACAAGGGAAAAAGAGTATGTCTGATGCATAAAAAGGCTCGGAACGGTAGAGGCGCCAGCTGAAATACTTGGGATTATTGTTATGGCTTTGGAAAATGAGCCGGAGCAGGATTTCCTCGGGAAAATGTATATGAACCTAAATCTGGGAAATCATTGGAAAGGCCAGTTTTTTACTCCATACACTGTATGCAAGATGATGTCGCAGATGACTTTGGGGAATGCTGACAGACAGATAGAGGAACAAGGCTACATATCCATTTGCGATCCGGCCTGTGGTGCCGGGGCAAACCTGATAGCAACGGCGAACACAATGAAAAGCTCTAAATACAATTTTCAGAATCATGTGCTCTTTGTGGGCCAGGACGTAGACAGGGTGGTAGCCCAGATGTGCTATATCCAGCTTTCTCTCCTTGGATGTGCCGGTTATATCTGCGTAGGCAATACACTTACCAATCCGCTGACAGGACCGGTGTTATTCCCCAGGGAAAACGAGGGGCAGGAAATGTGGTATATGCCAATGTTCCAGTCGGATGTATGGCAGATGCGAAAAATATTTCATTCGCTGGGAAGTATGGGTGGAACCGTAACCACCGAAAAAACAGTGGAAAAAGAGCACTTTTATATGTTTTTCAATTTTGACAAAAAGGAGGCCAGTATGGAAAGTAAAGAGATTAAAAACGGAAATTTATGCCTATCGGCAAATAAGACAGAAACCGTGAAGCCCTACAGTAGCGGCGAAGAAAAACTCATTGCAGAAGAAGATGAAATGATTGCTTCTGTAAAACCAGAATTCAAAAAGATAATGCAGGCACAGATGGACTTGATATTTAAGGAGCTGATCAGCTGGACTAAGCAGGATCCGGAGTTCGAGAAAAGAGTTTTGCTCAATTATAAGAGCATGAAACGCTGTATGAAATTTTGTGCTGATAAGGCTATGGGGCTTAGAGAACCACCAGCTCAGGAGAAAGCTGCCGCTAGAAACAATAATATTCCAATCATGACACCAGTGGGGAGCGACATGCTTTTTGAATGGATTAAGGAATATTATGACAAGGATGATAAGGCAGAGGTCGAAAAAGAGAAAAAGGTTGCTGCAGCCCAAAAGAAAACTGTTGGAAAGAAAAAGTCGGAACCGAAAGAAACTGTTTCAAAAAAGCAGGAGAAAAAACCTGTGGAAAATAAAGAGGGTACGAAGGCGGCAAGAACTCCAAAAAATCAAGACAAATTTGTAAATAAACAAATTTCTATGTTCGATTTGTTTGATGATTTGCTTGGTGTAAAAGGAGGGCAACATGATTAAGGCATACAAGGGATTTAATAAAGATCTGACCTGCACAATGGGGCATGGAAGGTTCCAGTACAAAGAAAACGAATGGATGGAGGAGCCAAAAGCGAACTGTGCGATGAATGGTTTCCACTGTTGTTACAATCCGCTGGATTGTCTGTCATATTATCGGGATTTCAGCAAATCTGCATATTATGTTGTCAATGCTGATGGGGATATACATGAGGATGGAAGCGATACAAAAATCGCATGCACAAGAATTAAATTAGTAAAAAAGCTGACAATGGAGGAATTTGTTGCACATGCTCTGATTTATATGTCGGATCATCCATACCTGGAAACAAATAGCATAGTGAAAAGTGAAAACGCCTATGGTGAAGTGAGGGATGGCTTTTGGATAGTAAGGGGAAAGAACCCTAGATGTATGGCACCAATTGGCACCATTGTTGGTATGGCACAGGAGGCGATAGACAGTAAGGAAATTGTAGCAATGACAGTTTATAAGGTGGACGGAGAAAGATATCTGCATGATGTTGCTTATCTGGTAAATGGAGAGGAGGCGGTATCTTGAAAAGGAAACTGATTGAGAAGATACCATGGCAATCCATAGGAGAAAAAGAAAAGATGTTTGTTGTTGCTAAAGTACATAGCATTGGTGGTGAAGATATACTCATTATTGATTTTGCTCTGGATAAACCGGTAGTCCGGATTGCACTATCGCACAATGACTTTGAAAACTATGTACCAGAAGAAAGTCCATGCATAAATGTTCCACGATGGGGAAGGAGAAAATATGATGACTTCCGGCATGGCAACAGATTCTATCTTCCTTACAATATGTATCACAACTGGAAGATGCTGGCGGACAGGGAAACGGGCGATACCATTCATCAGTTTGTGTACGGCGAGGATGATAAGTTTCATACGGATTGGAATTGTGATATCGATCATCTGCAACGTAAAATTTATTTTGACAAACAAGAGCAGGCAGAAATTCGCAGGCGTGATCAAATTGAAAAAAAAATGGCTATGGTACCAGAAACGACAAAAGGATTTAAAAACTGGGCGATGGCGTTTGTAGAAGAACATGTAATGTATATGCTGCCATTCAAAAAAAAGAAAACCACAAAGGCAACCTGCTCTGCCTGCCAGAATGAGTATGAATATGATAAAGGTAAAATACAGCCCAGACAAATAATAACCTGCCCGTCCTGCGGGGCAGAATGCACAGTTAAGCGCGTGGATTATAAAAATTGCAATCCTATCCCTGGTTATAAATTCAGGAAAGAAGTCTTGTTGTTTCAAAAGATTGGTGAGGAATTCTGCGAAAGGCATTTCTATGCAATACGGTGGGTGGACTTTTCCGGAGAGGAAACCAGACTGACAGAAATAGGGCGTATATTCTATCCGATTGGGAAGTACAACCCAAATTGGAATGGGGATCTGACACATGGATTAAAGGGAAAAGGGCGTACATACTTTAACAAATACAATCCATGGAATGGCATGGAATTTTGGGATGATAAGAACCTTTATGGAATGTCAAACATAATCCTTTGTCCTGGCCCAGTATATCCAAGGACAATAAACAAGAAAATGTTTGAGGGTACAAGATATCAGTATTGTGCAATGGAACTGATTAGAAACGAAAAAAGTTTTACACCAATAGGCTATTTGGAAAAATTTGATCAAATGCCACAGAAAATGGAAATGATGGTCAAGGCTGGGTTGCTGCGAATGGCACTCGAAATTACCAAATATGAATTCAAAGGATCCGGAAAAGCTTGGGAGCAGCTAGGGATAACAAAGAAACAGATGAACCGGCTTAGGGATATCAATGGCGGACGCAGAGCTTTACTCTGGATGCGTTATGAAGAAAGCACTGGAAAAGCTGTGGATGATGAAACTATAAGATATTTTGAGAGAGAAAAAATTGATCCTGACGATATCGCTTTTATTTCAAACAGGATGTCAGAGCGGAAAATAATGAATTACATCATCCGACAACGCAAACAGCGGAAATCAAAAATCGAAGAAGTGCTGATCCTTTGGAGAGATTATCTGTCAATGGCAATACGGATGAAAATGGATGTTAAGCAGGAACTTATATTTAAGCCAAAGGATGTGAAGCGGGCTCACGATGACTTAGTAAGGCTATGTGGAGGCACCGATGTAGCAAAGCGTGCCGGTGAGATTATTCAGAAGTATCCAGATGTGGACGAAATCCTCCAATCCATTAAAGATAAATATGAATATATGGATGAACAATATGCTGTGGTTGTACCGGAAAAAATTGAAGGAATTATATACGAAGGAAGGAAACTTGGTCATTGTCTTGACAAAAGCGATATTTATTTCGACCGGATCCAGCGGAGAGAATCCTTTATTGTTTTTCTTCGTAAAGTGGAAGATATCGAAAAACCATATTATACGCTGGAAATTGAGCCTGATGGAACAACAAGGCAGAAGCGGACCACGGGAGATCGGCAGGACAAAGATTTCCAGGAGGCGGTTTCATTTATCCGAAAGTGGCAGAGAGAGGTTAAAAAGCGTCTTAATAGGGTAGATAAAGAGCTTGCAATACAGTCTGCAGAGTTAAGAGAAAAAGAGTTCCGGGAGCTCCGAAATAACCAGACAAAGGTGTGGCATGGAGCGTTGGCTGGGAAATTACTTGTTGATGTTCTTGAGGCGGATTTGATGGTAGCAAACGGATAGGAGAGCTTATGGGAAAACATAAAATCAAGAATTTACTCCAGAAACTTAATGATGAAGACAGAAATACCCTCTGCTGCTTGCTGATTAAAGCTGGGTATGCGGCTAGGATCGGAAAGGAGCGGCCTGGAGGTAAGGGGCAGACAATGTATTTTGTAGAATTTTGGGAAGAAAAAAACGAAACTGAAATATAAAGAAAAGGAGAGATGCTTATGAATCGTTCCAAAATCGAATGGTGTGATCATACATGGAATCCGATTACAGGTTGCTGGCATAATTGTAAATATTGCTATGCCAAAAGAATGGCTACAAGATTTGCAGGAGATATAAGGCTTAATATGATGGCGAAGACGGATTATAGGATTGAAAAAGCAGCGGACGGTAGCGGAAATATATATGTATTGGATAAGCCCATGATGAATGAAACAGGAACAATATCAGTATATCCCTTTGGGTTCGAGCCAACATTTCACAGGTACAGATTAAACATGCCAGAAAAGCTAAAGATGGGAAATAATATTTTTGTTGGTGCAATGTCAGACATATTTGGTAAGTGGGTAAGGGATGAATGGATTAAAGAAATTTTAAGTGTCTGCCAGGAATATCCCATACATAATTATTTGTTCCTTACAAAGAATCCGGAGCGATACGAATGCATTGATGCTGCCGGAGCTTTGCCCACAGGTAATAATTTTTGGTATGGCTCAACACTTACCAGACCAGAGAATAAATGCTTTATATCCAATTCACATCATACATTCTGGAGCATAGAACCAATTCATGCACCGTTTCAGATTTGGGAGAGGGATAAATTTTCCCCGGAATGGATAATCATTGGTGCAGAAACCGGACGTCGGAAAGGAAAGATAATTCCTCCTCGGGAATGGATTGAAGATATAGTGCAGTGGTGTGATGAGGCAGGAATTCCGGTATTTATGAAGGATAGCCTGACTTCCATTATTGGTACAAATAATATGCGAAGGGAATTCCCTGCTCAGCTCCAACACCCTGAGATAAGCCCGAAAATGAAAAAGAAACTTTTTGATGTATGCGCAGAGTGCAATATACAGATGAAAAAGAGCGATATGATTACTCTGCTTGCAAGATCCCGGCGTGGTGAACAGCCTAAACAATTTGGATTTATGTGCAAGGATTGCTTTAAAAAATTTTGTGAAGGCTTAGGACTGGTTATACCGGAACTTGCGGAACTGGCAGAGAGCATTACGATTGGTCCTGGTGATGCTGATGGGTAAATGGAACAGGAACGGAGAGGGCTATGCTGACACTACTGCTGGCATAGCCATAGGGAGAGTATCAAAAGATGAAAGGAAGATTGCTATGGCAAAGAAAAGAAACTGCAGGCGTACAACAGATGAAAGTATCATCCATGAAAAGGTTGTAAGGATGCGGAAAATGACAGATAGGCAGCTGGTAAATTATGTAGATGAAATGGTGAAAAAGGCAAGAAGTGAAAGCTTGAATCAGGGTAAAGAGCAAAAGAAAGAGGCTTCGCGGCTAAGTGCAGAGGATTTTGTTGAGGAAATCGGACGAATAAAAGGCATTGGAACCGCAACAATGTACAAGATAAGGGAACTGCTTAATAATAGATTGGAGGGAAATGCAGATGCCTAATCCGAAACGTCAGCTGATTGGAAGACGGAGCAAAGTTGCCGGAGAGGCTTTTGAGCGCTGGATATCTGACGCCTGCGAATTTTATCTGCGGAACGGCTGGGCGCATATAGAAAAGACTCCTGAGCCATTCCATATCACCGGTAAAGATAGAAACGGGGTTGTCCGCGGATATTATGAAAAGAAAGGTCAGCCGGATTATAAAGGTATATTGTGTGATGGCAGCGGCATTATGTTTGAGGCAAAGCATACGGATTCCGACAGAATCAATCAGAATGTTGTTACAGATACCCAATGGAAAAACCTGGATATATATGAGAAATTTGGCGCCCAATGCTATGTGATGGTGTCAATGGGCCTGAAAAAATTTTACAGGGTTCCCTGGGACATTTGGAAGATAATGAAAGATCTGTTTGGTCATAAATTTATGACAGAGAAGGAGCTGGAGCCGTATAGATTGCGGGAAAAGCAGTGCACTATACTCATTTTGGAAGGAGTGGAATTGAAAGATGAAAATACAAAAAACAGAGCTTGCAAATAAATTAAATAAAATAAAGAGTGTGGTATCCAAAAAAGCCCAAAATGAGGTATTGCAGGGCATTTTGGTAAAAGACGGTTATTTAATTGCCAGTAACTTGGAACTGACCATTAAGGCGAAAATAGAAGGTATAGAGGGGGAGAGTTTTATTATTCCGGAGAGGGCTTTTGAACTTATCAATAACCTTCCGGATGGCGAGGTGGAAATAGCTGTTACATCCAAAGATACTATTACCATTAAAGCAGCCACAATCAAAAATAAGTATAAAACAATGGAGCCATTACAATTCCCGGAGACGACCGTATATAAGGATGAAAATAGATTGACAATTAAGGCTAATGTACTCACAGAGTCTATGAGGAGAGTATCTTATGCGATACCAGTACAAGGGAGTAAGACAATAATGACTTGCATGTGTTTACAGGCATCCGGAGGATATTTGAATTTTGTGGGATTAGATGGTCATGTGCTGGCATGGGATAGAGTGAATTATGACGGAGAGTTTGAGCTGTTAATACCTAAAAATACGATAGAAAAGCTTAAATCACTTGGATTGTCAGGCGATGTGCAAATATCACACAGCAGAACGGGAGCAGTATTTATTACAGAAGATTTTGAAATTTATACCCGGCTGGTAGAAGGAGAATACTTTAAATACCAAGCTATGTTTAGAGATCTGCCTATACATACTATTGTCTCAAGAATGAAACTTTTTGATGCTATATCAAGAGCGAAGATGTGTATGGAGGAAAAGTGTCCGGTTCGGCTTGAATTGAATGGAAATTCTTTAAATTTGAGTATAAATGATAGCAAAACAGATTACAAAGAAACGTTGGATTTGCAGGAAACGATAGAGGAAGGACTGATTATAGGATTTAATGCCCGATTGGTGTTAGAAACCATGAAAGCATTTGACTGTGAGAATGTAGGTATTTATTTTGAGAGTCCCAAGATGCCTATGATTGTGAAGGATGAAAACAGGGATTTTAAAGCAATTGTCCTTCCGGTAACAATAAATTAGTACCATGCACTTTTATGATACTCGTAACTAATGGAGAGAAGACGGTATGTATCATCAAATGAGTATATTTGATTTTATAGAAAGGATTCCCCAAAGCGAACAAGACTTATCTTTGCCACAGTTTGAAGAATTGTTTGATAAAGTGAAAAACCCGGTAATACGTTGTGCCAACTGCCTATGCCAGTATTGTGCAAATAATGCAGAAGAGTTATGGCGTAAGGTAGAGCCGGCAGAAATGAAAGAACCATGTTTTAACTGTGATGAGTGCCAAGTATATAACGGAGATTTTTGTCTTACAAATCAGCAAAAAAGTGAATGTGTAAAATTTATTATATCGGATTACGGAGCAAAGAAAAATAGAAAAAGAATGCGGATCATAAAAAATAGGATTTAATGGGGGTAGAGATGAAAAAATATGAATTTACAGGGGAAACAAAAAAGATTGGCTCAAATGGGGATATTACCCTCAAGAGAATAAGGGCAATAGCATCTTTTGATGTAATTAAAGCTGGGGATCTGGGAGGATGGATAGAAAAAGAGGAAAACCTCTCACAGGAAAATAAAGCTTGGGTCTGTGGTAATGCCAAGGTTTATGGTAATGCCAAGGTTTTCGATAACGCCAAAGTTTGCAATAATGCTGAGGTTTATGGTAATGCCAAAGTCTATAATGATACCTGGGTTTACGGTAATGTCTGTGTTTGCAACAATGCTGAGGTCTATGGTAATGCTAAAGTTTACGGTAATGTCGATATTTACAGTAATGCCAAAGTCTGCGGTGATGCCCAAATCTTATATGAGAACCATTTGCTTGTGATAGGCCCTATTGGCAGTCGGAATAGTTTCACAACATTTTTTAGAGACAAAGATAATGAGATTGCAGTTAAATGCGGATGTTTTTGTGGTAAAATTGACAAATTTATTGAGAGGGTGCAGAAGACTCACGGTGATGGCAGATACGCGGCTGTCTATAGAGCAGCGGTAGAAGTTGCCAAGATACATATAAATTTGGATTGCTATTTAGCTTAATAAGAAGGAGAAAAATAAGATTTATGATAGAAAACGAATACAGGCACAATAAAAGGTTCTGGGAGTATGTGGAAAAATACTGCAGTACCCATGGGTGCACAGTGGACGAGGCATTGAAACACGAGGTGGTCAGGCAGGCATGCCTGTATTATACGGACGTGTGAGGGTAAGCCATGGATGCAAAAAGAGTACTTAAATATCCGGGGAGCAAATGGAATATAGCAAAGGAGCTTGTAAGGCTGATACCGGAACATCACAGTTACGTAGAGCCTTACTTCGGCAGCGGCGCCGTCCTGTTTAACAAGCGTCCCTCCGCCATAGAGACAATCAATGACCTGGACTCTGACGTTACAAACCTCTTTTCCTGCATACAAAAAGACTCCGAACGGCTGGCCAGACTGGTTATGACAACGCCATACTCTCGGGAGACCTACGAGAGCCAGTTTAAGGGGGCACCGGAAGAAATATATGCAAGCAGGTTCCAGCGGGCAGCAGGTTTCCTGGTTAAATGCTGGCAGGGACACGGGTTTAGGACAAACGGCTACATGGTTGGATGGAAAAATGATGTGGTGGGAAGGGAGAGGGCCTACGCCCTCTGGAACTGGTACCGCCTCCCAGAGTGGATTTTAGATATAGCGGAGCGCCTGCGCCATGTGCAGATAGAAAACAGGCCGGCGCTGGAGGTAATAAAGCGCTTTGATTATCCAAATGTATTTATGTATCTTGACCCTGCGTACCTGCTGGAGGTCAGGACAGGAAAGCAGTATAAATATGAAATGTCGGATGCGGATCATGAAGAACTGCTGAAAGTGGCGCTGGAACTTAAAGCTAAAGTGATGATCTCCGGCTATGAGTCGGAAATGTACAACGATTATCTGTCCGGATGGCATAAAAAATCTTTTAAGAGCTGCGCGGAGCATGGCGGGCCAAGGACAGAAGTTGTGTGGATGAATTATGAGAGCAGTGTGCAGATGTCGCTTGATGATTTTATTTTAAATACAGGAGGTGCGGGATGAAAATAATCATACGGATAGAGGGATGGAGGCAACAGGATAAAAAGGCGATTGTAAAGTCTCTGGCTAAAAGATTCGGGTTCTAGGCGGAATTTGAGGAAATGTAGGAAGGAATGATGGTTTATGAAGATATGCGCAGACTATACATGTCCGTACTGGGAAAAAAATGAAGACTGTCCGGCTGCGGACGGATGCCCGGGGTATATAGATAAAATACCCTGTACGGAGGAAGACATGGAAAAACATGGATGTACAGAATGGTGCGGGATGCCATTCTGTTAAAAAATCGGGATTTAGCGGAGGTAGATTATGGGATTACAGGTAGAAATACCAAAAGATAAGAGTAAGTTGCAAAGGCAGATAGAGGCGTTGGAATGGCAGCTGGCTCAGGATGTAAGAAGCGAAGATAGGGTGATACATCAATATGCTTTAGAGCAGTTGCGGCAGCAGTTATCGGGGGTTGACGGAGGAAAATAATTGAATATAGGATTGCATGATGCCGAAAAAGATTACTTAAAACATAAGTCATTTCCCAATTATGCATTAATGAAGATATCCGCATGGCATAAGGCGCATGGAGATAAAGTTGAATGGTGGAATCCATTATATAAATATGATCAGGTGTATAGCAGCAAGATATTTGACTTTACACCAGTAGATCCTTATTTGCCGTATGATGCTATTAAAGGAGGCACCGGCTATGTAGATTTACCTGTTAACAATACATTGCCTGATGAGATAGATAATATGTTTCCGGATTATAGCATTTATCCGGAATGTGATTATGCAATAGGATATATAACACGTGGATGCCCGAATAATTGCCGTTGGTGTATAGTTCCCCAGAAAGAAGGGAAAATCAGGCCTTATCGGATATGGGAAGAACTTGTCAGGAAAGACACGGAAAAGCTTGTACTTATGGATAATAATATTCTTGCATGTGAATATGGTGTGTCGCAACTTGAAGGTATGATTGGGAGCGGGTATAAGATAGACCTTAATCAGGGGATGGATGCGCGGTTAGTAAATAGCAAAGTTGCGCACATTCTTGCACAGCTCCGGTGGATACGTTATATAAGATTTTCCTGTGATCAAAAATCACAGATAGAACCAGTCAGACATGCGATAGAGCTTTTGGCAGAGCATGGGATTAAGCCATACAAAATATTTGTGTATCTTTTGGTCACATCAAATCTTGAAGATGCATCTGAACGGGTAGAAATGCTGAAAAAGTATAAAGGAATTAGCCTGTATGCACAAGCGGAACGCAATGAACGGTTGGGAATATTGCCTAATAGGATGCAATTAGAATTCCAGCAAAGATATGTTTATGGAGGCTGCTACCGAAAAGAGACTTGGAAAGAATATTGTAAAAGAAAAGGACTTATTTTTTAATAAATTAATTTAAACTTTAGCGGAGGGTAGGAAGATGAAAAGATTGACAGAGCGTGATGAATTTGGAAATGCTGATATTATCGGTGTTGATAGTATGGATTTGCAATGTAACCTTTCGGGTGAAGAATTTAACAAGATTACAAAAGTTTTAAATAAGTTGGCGGAATACGAGGACTTAGAGGAACAGGGGAAGCTGCTGAAACTGCCTTGTAAGGCAGGACAAAGGGTATATCTCTTGCGAAAGGATATTAAAACCGTTATTGATGGTGAAATCACATCTATCAGAATAGGCGAATTTGCAATCGAAATGAAGATTTTTATAATTGATGATAACAGATATACGGATGCTTCTTTTGATAAAATCGGGGATATTATATTTTTTACCAGAGAAGAAGCTGAAGCTGTATTGAAAGAATTATGAACATCCGAGCAACAATAAACAAACTCCAAAAAGCACTGATTCAGCGTTGGAAAGGATAGGAAAGTATGAAATATACCATAGAGCAGCAGGCAGAAGCATTAGTCATAGCAAGCAAAGCGTGCAATCTTGACGCTCATATAACCACATTTGAAAGAAAATCAGATTTAACAACATGGGCTGATAGGATTATCGGTATATTTTACAGAAAGTCCATGCCGGTAAAAAGAAGTTATATGACGTGCAATACATTAGACATGGACTTTTTCTTCACAAAAGATGGAGAGGCGATATATACATATGCCGGATATGCCGACAGCAGAGACGCAACAGAAGAAAATATAGTTAATGCCTTCAGATTGGCAAACAAAATGAAAGAAGAAATGCAGAAAGCTATTGAGAAGAATGATTTATGAACATTCGCAAAACCATAAACAAACTGCAATCCGCTTTAATTGCAAAAGGCTATATCTATAAAATTAACACATACCAATTCTACAGAGACCAGCAGAACCGCATGATTACAGGCTACCGCATTACGGAGAAACGGCAGTATAGGAAGAAAAACGGGGAAATGTCGGTGAAAGATGTGGAACTGCTGAATAGCTGTTCACAAGTGGAAGTGTTGAAAGTGGTTTGTGGGGAAATGGGAGAAAAGGAAGAATGAGACTGATTGATGCAGATAAGATTGATTTTGGAAAGGTTTTTATAGGTGCTTCTGATTTTGCGAAAGACACAAGGGAAGCGGCACAAAAACTTATTGATGAACAGCCTACCGCCTATGACGTGGATAAGGTTGTGGAGCAGTTGGAAAAAGCGAAGTATGAGGATGAACTTTATCCTTGCAATTTAGCAGTTGAGATTGAAGAAGCAAAACAAATCGTAAAATTCGGCGGCATTGAATGAAAGGGGAAAAATGAGTGAAGAAAAATATACAATCGAACAGATTATAGATGCTATTGTACAGGCAGATGAGGAAATTATTGTTGCTATATCACACAAAGACAGAGGGATGCTTGAAGATGCGCTGAAAGATTTCCTGTAAGCAGCGTTTTGGATAAATTAAATTTTTGGATGTTATGAGAGAATTGCTATGATTTTATACATAAATGAGAACAGAGATTCATTAATAGAAATCTCCAAAGATGCGCCTAAAATATATGCCCCGTGCATAGTATCCGAAAAGAATAAAGGATTTTATGATTACGATCCTTGGGCAAATTATCTGATAAAAGGTTATGAAAAGGGTCCGGAGAATAGTTATGCGGCTGATCTAAATGAGAAGTTTCCGTTACTTGGAAAATAAATTTTAGTGGCTTGTTGGAGAATAGGAGAAAATAAATGCTGATACTGCCAATAAAAAAGAAATGGTTTGACATGATATTGTCCGGAAAAAAGAAAGAGGAATATCGAGAAATTAAGCCATACTACAAAAGCCGATTCAATAATGTGTTTTATATGACACCATATTCTTTTATTCCGGTGGGGAATGAGCAGAAACAGATTATGTTTAGAAATGGATATGGTAAAAATTCTCCGTCTTTTGTTGCTGATTGTTCACTTGAAATAAAACAAGGGAAAATAGAATGGGGGCAGAAGAAGGTGTTGACTATTATGTTTTGACGATACACAAAATCATTTGGAGCAGCATTGATAATATGAGTGGCGTAGGAGGTTAATCTATGAGGTGTTACATATGTGGAAGAACATTAAAAAGTCGAAAAAGCAAAGAATTAGGGTATGGTCCAGTTTGTTATAAAAGGATGTTTGGAGCTAATTTGCAGAGCAATAAAAAAAGTAATTATTCACATGCTTTGGATGTACAGCATTATGATATCCCTGGACAAATGACCTTGGACGAGTATCTGCAGTCACAAAATTAAGATATAAGGAGAGCACTTTTACTGCCCTCCAAAGAGTTATTAAATAAAATATAAGATAGTATCAGGAGGGCGATTGTGTGAAGACAGATAATAGAAAAATTGATATTGATAAGATAGTAGCGCTTCATTCGGCCAACTGGAGAGTGGAGCAGATTGCTGAGGAAATGGGGATTTTGCCTGAAGCAGTTAAAAAAGCACTATGTAATTATGCAGAAAAGTTGGATCAAAAACAGAAATGTACAAATGAGCTCGAATCGCAACCTGAAAAAATAGTTTGCCTTAAGCACTCAGAGCTGTGCGAAATCTATGAAAAAGCAGCAGCAATCGGGGCCCGAGAGGCACTTAAGACCTTCGAGCAGGAGCGGAAAAAGGAATATAGCCATAGAACAGATAAGCGGCTCCATAATACGAAGCTGCTTCTGCGAAATTATCATATGTTAAAGGAACATGCTGAAAAATCTGTTTTTGGGCGAACACAAATGAAAGAGTCTGCATTAGATATTCTGGAATCCATGATGTCGATTTATAATGACGAGGTAGTCATCCAGAGTATTAAAAATAGCGCTACAAGGACCGCAATTATAGTTTCACACATAGAAACCATGTTTGGATTATATTATTCCTACTGTGATAAGTCCATAAAAAGAGATATTGATCTGCGCCGATATAATGTGGTATGGGATATATATATGTCGGAGGATATGTTGTCGGCCAAAGAGGTTGCTGCTAAATATAATATTTCCAAAGATAGTGTATATTCTGATTTGCGAGTGGGAATCGAAAGACTGACAGCTCTTATATTTGGGGTGGATGGCTTGAACGTTCGTTAAATCCTCCCGCTCAAAAAACTTTCAATTGACATTACAATATAAAAGTGGCAAAATTGTAGTTGTAAAATTTTAAATCAAGCGTCAGGGAAGTCTGGATATTAATGGACTTCCTTTTTTCATGCATTTTTCCAGGAAAGGAGAGTGGGCAGATAAATGGTAGCATGAGGGCTCCTCCAGAAAATGAAGGAGGATTATATCATGAATTATACGTTGATTGTACTGCTGTCCTATACAGCGGTGATGTTAGGGGCAACGGTACTTATGACAAAAAAAGAAAAAAGCGTTGAAAAATTTTGCATTGGAGACAGAAATATTGGATGGAGAACATCGGCGTTGAGTATAGCAGCTACATGGATATGGGCGCCAGCGCTGTTCACATCAACCGAGAATGCATATACCAATGGCTTTGCAGGGCTATTTTGGTTTTTGGCACCTAATGTGCTTTGCCTGATACTATTTATTCCATTTGCAAAAAGAGTCAGAGAAGAAATGCCGGAAGGGATTACCTTATCAGGCTATATGTACAAAAAGTATAGATCTAAATCCGTGAAAAATATATATCTGTTTCAGCTTTGCGTATTGTCGACATTATCTACCGGAGTACAGTTGCTGGCAGGCAGTAAAATTTTAAGTATACTTACAGGAATCCCGTTTTCCACCATGACAGTGTTCATGGCGGCGATTGCATTTTCCTACTCCCAGTTTTCTGGGATAAGGGCCTCGATACTGACAGATGCTATTCAGATGATCTTCATGTTGGCCATCAGCACTGGTTTTGTAGCTTTTGGTATTAATAATGGCGGAGGGATGGAAACGTTGCTTATAGGCTTAAGAGGAGCCGCCGGGGATGCAGGAGGCCTATTTTCATCAAGAGGGTGGGAAATTTTTCTCGGTTTCGGGCTGCCAACTACAATTGGGCTTATATCCGGTCCATTTGGAGATCAGTGTTTTTGGCAGAGGGCTTTCTGCGTTAAAAAGGACAGGATCGGCAGAGCATTTCTGGTGGGAGCTCTGCTGTTCGGCATTGTACCGCTGTCTATGGGGGGCCTCGGATTTATCGGTGCCGGTATAGGATATACTGCGGTAGATATTGGGATAATCAATTTTGAATTGATAAGCACATTATTTCCGGCCTGGGCAGTAATTCCATTTTTATTTATGATTATTTCCGGCCTGCTGTCAACGATTGACAGCAACTTATGCGCAGTATCTTCCCTTACAACAGATATTTTTCGGAAACATACATTGAGAAAAACGAAACTCTCCATGATTTTGCTGTTAGTAATCGGAATTGCCGTTGCTAATATTCCAGGGCTCACAGTTACACACCTTTTTCTGATGTACGGAACGCTTAGGGCATCCACGTTGCTACCAACGATTCTTACTCTCAAAGGTGTAAGGCTGGTGCCCCAGGGTATAGTGGCTGGTGTTATCTCCGCTATGTCGATCGGGTTACCGGTGTTCGGGTATGGAAATATAAAGGGAATAGTCGGCTGCAAGACTGTAGGAAGCCTTCTGACCGTTATTCTCTCCGGAGTTATAGCATTGGCAGTAACCGAAAAGAGAGGTGGGAACCATGGGTGAAATGCTCGGAAGAAAGCAGCGGATCAAAAATTCTGAATGGCTAGAGGCACTTATGAAGATTGAACAGGCGGTGAGCCGAAAAGAACTAGATCAACTGGTGGATAAAACCATAAAAGAAATTAGAAAGAAAACCCAGGGAAAGAAAGCTGCATATGCGTGGAGTGGTGGAAAAGATTCCCTGGTCTTGGGGGAAATATGTCGTATGGCTGGGGTAGGATCCTGTGCACTTGTTATTTGCAATTTAGAATATAAAGCATTTATAGAGTGGGTGGATGTTCACAAACCGCCTGGGCTATCTATAATAAACACAGGTCAAGATATTGAATGGTTGGCCGCTCATCCGCAGATGCTTTTCCCAAAGGATAGTAAATATGCATCCAGGTGGTTCCAGATAGTTCAGCACAGAGGTCAGTATAAGTATTATAAAGAGAACCAGCTGGATATGATACTATTAGGGCGCCGCCAAGCTGATGGGAACTATGTGGGAAAGGGTGATAATATCTATACCAATAAACAGGGTGTGACGAGATATAGCCCTCTCTCCGTATGGACTCATGAGCAAATACTGGCATATATCCATTATCATAATCTGGAAATGCCGCCGATTTATAACTGGAAAAATGGCTATCTTTGCGGCACACATCCGTGGCCGGCAAGACAGTGGACCAGCAATGTGGAAAATGCCTGGGCAGAAATCTATGAAATAGACAGTTCTATCGTGACAGAGGCAGCGAAGTATATTCAGAGTGCAAAAGATTTTTTAGAGGTTAAGAAATAAGATTTTTTATTTGACAGTATTACAGAGGAGCGCCTGTAATAACTGTCATTTTTGCTATTTGCAGGTAGTATATAAATCATATGTCGCAATTGCTCCTACCAAAAATTATTGGAGGTGCGAATATGAAAGTTACAAAAATGAAACTGGTTGATCTTGTAAAGCCAAAAAGGAATGTCCGGATACATACGGAGCAGCAGATTAATGAGTTTTGCAGAAGCGTGGAAATGTTTGGGCAGATTCGGCCAATTGTTATTGATGAGAATAATGTTATTCTGGCAGGCAGCGGCTTGTATGATACACTTCTCGCAATGGGTAAGGATACGGCAGATGTATTCCAATATAACAATCTTACAGAAAATCAGAAAAAAAAGCTAATGATAGCGGATAATAAGATTTTTAATTTGGGAATAGAAAATTTGGAGACATTGAATATCTTCTTGGAAGAGCTACAGGGAGATTTGGATATCCCAGGATTTGACCAGGAGATTTTACAGCAAATGGTATCGGAGGCAGAGGATGTTACACAGAAGCTTTCTGAATATGGCACACTCAATGAAGATGAAATTCAAAGTATTAGGGAAACATCAGAGAAAAGGCAACAGCAAATGCAGAGACTGGAAACAGAGCGGGAAGTACAGCATTTGGGTCAAACACCAACGGAACAGATACATCAGGATCCTACAGCAAAGGATGGAGAACCCAACGAAAACAAAAAAGTTGTCATATGTCCGAATTGTGGGGAAAAGATATGGCTGTAAAAAGATGTTTATCTAGTATTGATGTAGTAGAAGCGGCGAAAATTAGGATTAGGAACGTATTTCGCAACGGTCTTCCGGTCTATATGTCATTTAGCGGTGGAAAGGACAGTCTTTGCTTATCTCAGCTGGTAATAAATCTGATTCAGGCAGGGGAGATTAATCCGGAACAACTTATTGTGCAATTTATTGATGAAGAAGCTATTTTCCCGTGTATAGAAGAAAAAGTAAGGGAATGGCGGAAAAAATTTTTATTAATTGGTGCAAAATTTGAGTGGTTTTGTTTGGAGGTCAAACACTATAACTGTTTTAACGAGCTGTCTAATGACGAATCATTCATCTGCTGGGATAGATATAAAAAAGATGTATGGGTAAGGCCACAACCATCATTCGCAATACATAATCATCCATTACTACGGCCTCGCGTGGACACATATCAAAATTTTTTGCATCGGATATGTACCGGGGGAATCACGATAACTGGCATCCGAACGGCAGAATCTATACATCGTCTGCAATATGTTGCGGCTATGACGAAAACAGGTAAAACCATGACAGGCAGACACCAGGTATTTCCCATATATGACTGGACAGATAATGATGTGTGGCTCTATCTTTTACGGGAAAAGGTGGACATACCAGAAGTATACCTGTTTTTGTGGCAATCCGGTACAAAAAAGCGTCAGCTGAGGGTATCGCAGTTTTTTTCTATTGATACGGCAAGGAGCCTCGTAAAGATGAATGAGTATTATCCTGACCTTATGGAAAGGATAGTGCGACGTGAGCCTAATGCATACCTTGCTGCCTTGTATTGGGATAGTGAAATGTTTGGAAGAAATACTGCTGATAGAAAACAGAATGAAAATGGAAGTGCTGAAAAAGATTATAAAGCGGCCTTAATTAAACTATTTTCTGATATGAATGGTAATTTCCAGACAAAGCATAAACGATATGTGGCGGAGCAATACCGGAAATTCTTTATGGCTGTTTCCGTCATTATTGATAATAAAGATTGTAAATCGATTTATGAAGGGCTCATATCTGGAGATCCGAAATTGCGTACACTCAGGGCAATATATCAGAGGGTATATAGCAAATATATTGCGGAGGCTAAAAAGGGAGAAAAAAGAGATGGATAGTAAACTTAATGGCCCTCTTTCTACGCTCCAATGGGTAGAAAGGGATAGAATAAAGCCAAATGACTATAACCCAAATAAAGTATCAAAACAAAATTTGGAGCTTCTAAAGCAGTCTATAATGACAAATGGATGGACGTTGCCGATTGTGGTACGTCCCGATTTTACAATTATAGACGGATTTCACCGTTGGACCGTTGCGGGAAACGAACCGCTGTTTTCCATGCTTGACGGACTGGTGCCAATAGTTATTGTGTCTCATAAAGATAGAGCAGGAAATATGTACGGGACTATTACCCATAATAGGGCAAGGGGAACACATCTTCTGGAACCCATGAAAGCAATTGTTAAGGAATTGTTAGCTGATGGTAAATCAGTTGGGGAAATCGGGAAACAACTTGGAATGAGGCCTGAGGAAGTATTTAGATTATCTGAGTTTTCCAAAGAGGACTTTTTAAAAATGATGATCAAGCCAGAACGGGAGTTCTCAAAAGCGGAGTTTATAACGAAGATTTAGTGTTAAATCAATTGGTATTCGTATGACGCAACAATGAGGGAGTGCATTGCCTCCCTCTGTTTTTTTAAAACAAAACAAATAGTGAGGTGGTGATGAATGGCAAGAGCAAGAAGCCCAAGCAGTATTGAAGCAGAAAAGCTATACCAGGATGGGATGAAGCTGGTTGATATTGCGAAAAAAATCGGTGTACCGGACAGCACTGTCCGCAGATGGAAATCTACCCAAAAATGGGATGAAAATAAAAGCGAACAGAGTAAAAAAAAAGAAACCGAACGCTCGGATAAAAAGAAATCGAACGCTCGGAAACCAAAAGGAGCGCCGAGAGGGAATAAGAATGCTGTTGGCCACGCCCCATCTACCCCTAAAAGAAATAAAAATGCTGAAAAGCATGGAGCTTACTCAAAAATATATTGGGACGCTCTTGATGAAGAAGATCTCCAATTAATTGATGAAGTATCTGGTAAGGAAGAAGAATTATTAAAGCAACAGATTGCTATGTACTCTATACGGGAACGCAAATTTATGCACCAAATCAAAGCATTTAAAGAAAAATCCGAGAAGGGATTTTATGTAAAGAGTGTTAAAAAGAAGTCAAAAAAAGAATGTGATAGCGAGAATAATATTTGTAATAAGGTGGAGGAAACAAGCACAGATACAGAATATGCCATAAAGGGGCTGGCTGTTCTTGAGGCTGAATTTACAAAGATCCAAAGAGCAAAGACAAAGTGCATAGATTCCCTTATCAGGCTCCGCATTGCAAATGAAAATTATGATGATTTGTTGAATGGATGGAAGTCCAAGGCAGAAAGTATGAGTACAGAGAAAAATAGTGATGATATAGAGGATGTAATGATTTATCTTCCGAATAATGGACGTGATAAGAAATGAAGGTATTAAAACCACAAGAAGGGCCACAGGAATTATTTTTAAGCACCTCTGCGGATATTGCTATTTATGGAGGCGCAGCAGGTGGCGGAAAAACATACGCTTTACTATTAGAAGCTCTGCGCCATACCTCAAATCCCAGGTTTGTAGCTGGGATATTCAGGAGACAGTCAATACAGATTACCCAGGAAGGTGGACTATGGGATTCCAGTTTTGAAGTTTATGGAGGGATTAAGGGAGCCGAACCGAAAACATCGCCCAGGCGCCATTGGAGATTTAAGTCGGGTGCCAGAGTAGGATTCGCTCATATAGATGGCGATAAGGATTTGCGTAATTGGCAGGGATCACAAATAGCCCTGATTGGATTTGATGAATTAACACACTTTACAAAAAAACAGTTTTTTTACATGCTTTCTCGTAACCGTACAGCTTGCGGAATACATCCGTACATGAGGGCAACCTGTAATCCGGATGCGGACAGTTGGGTTGCTGATTTTATTTCGTGGTGGATAGATCCGGAAACGGGGTATCCGATACCAGAGCGCAGCGGGGTTATCCGCTACATGGTACATAACAACGATATTGTCTCATGGTTTGACACAAAAGAGGAAGGTGTGGAGTTTGCTAAGCAAACCGGACTCAGGGGGGATGAGGCGGAACATGCTGTAAAGAGCGTTACATTTATTGCGAGTACCCTAAAGGATAACAAAATCCTCATGGAAAATGATCCCGGTTATCTTGCAAATCTGCTGGCATTACCGGAAGTTGAAAAAGAAAGGCTTCTGCGCGGCAACTGGAAAATCAAACCAAGCGCCGGATCATTTTTCAAACGTACCCAGATAGGGAAAATTCTGAAAGTACTGCCTGACGATATTATAGCTATCTGCAGGGGATGGGATTTGGCCGCTACAGACTCGGACGAAGATAATAATGCCGCTTATACTGCCGGTGTCCTCATAGGAAAGAGGGCATGCGGCAGATTTTTAGTTATTGATGTAATCAACCAGCAGATTAAAGCCGGCGAGGTCCGGAAACTGGTTTTGAATACAGCACAGGTTGACAATGCCAGGTATGGCAAATTATGTATGGTAAGGCAGAGGCTGCCGCAGGATCCCGGACAGGCCGGGAAAGAGCAGGCGCAAAGCTATATTAACATGTTGTCCGGATATAACGTGGTGGCCAAGCCGGAGTCCGGCAGCAAAGAGTCCCGCGCCGAGCCTATGGCGGCACAGTGGCAGCAGGGATTTTTTGACATCATGGAAGGCGAATGGAACGAGGCATATTTTAACCAGCTTGAAAGTTTTCCCGAAAGCAAGTTTAAGGATATGGTAGATGCCGGAAGTTCTGCTTTTGGCGAGGTTACCTTAGGAATGGGATTTAACATTGACGGTCTGCTGTAAGAAGGAGGTGAGAGGAAAAGTGAAGAATGGAACAAATGAATATGTTCAGGAAGAAAACGGCCGCCGCATCCTGCGGATGAAGGCATCCGGAGAGCAGGAGCAGAAAAAAAATTATGACGGCGGCTATCAAAATGTGCTTACCAGATACAACACAAAGAATGACAGTTCTACCGCTTACACTTATTCTGCCGAAGGGCCGGTATCAGACCTGGAGCTGACAGAACAGTATATGGAGAACGGACTGTTTGCCACAATCATAGACGAGCCTGCGGAAGAAGCAGTCAAGCACGGGTATGATTTTGGCTTAAATGACCCTGATATAGAGGAATTTATATCAGACGAGCTGGACCGGCTGGACTGGGAGGAAACGGCGGCTACGGCTATCAAATGGGCCCGTCTTTACGGCGGCGCCGTTATCGTGATGCTGGTGGATGACGGGTGTGATCTGGACGAACCCCTTGACTGGGAGTCAGTGGAGGAAATAGAGGAACTCCTTGTTTATGAGAGGGCAGTTGTCGAACCGGATCGTTCCTCTCTTTACGCCTGCAATCCGGAAAAGGTGAAAAGCAGAGGCAGCAGGTTTCGAAATCCGGAATTTTACTATGTCAACAGCCAGTACGGGCAGTTCCGGGTGCATGAAAGCCGCTGCCTTATTTTCCGTAACGGGAAACTGCCGGAGACAGGCTTTTATTCGTCCTATCAGTTTTTCGGGATCCCGGAACACCTGCGGATACAGCACGCGCTCAGGGAGACAGTGCTGTCCCATTCTTTCAGCGTCAGGATGCTGGAACGGTGCGTGCAGGCTGTACATAAGATGAAAAACCTGTCTAATATACTGCTGACCACGGACGGACAAGACAAAGTATTGCAACGCATGGAGCTTATTGACCTTGCCAGAAGCATCCTGAGTAGCATTGTGATTGACAGCGAAGAAGAATACGATTTTAAAAGCATGCCGCTTTCAGGCGTAAAGGATATCATAGACAGTACGTGCAACATGCTTTCCGCCGTAACCCATATCCCCCAGACAATCCTGTTCGGGCGCTCGCCTGCCGGCGAGAACAGCACCGGCGAAAGCGATATGGAGAACTACTACAACTATGTAGGGAAAATCCAGAAGATGATGTTAAAAAAGAACCTGAGAATGCTTCTTGATTTAATCTTTGAATGCGGAAGGAAAAACGGGGATATAAAGGAAATCCCGGCCTATAAAGTCGGCTTTGTCCCGCTGTGGTCCTTAAGCGAGGAGGAGCAGGCCAACGTAGATGCCGTCAGGGCAACCACGGAACAGACAAAGGCAGCCACAGCACAGATTTATGTGGATATGCAGGCCCTTGATGTATCGGAAGTGCGGGAAGGGCTGAAAAGGAGTGAAGAATTTACAATCAATGACCTGATCAGCGAAGAAGATGATCTGGACATTGCCGGGCTTCTCGGCATTGACGCACCCAGAGAGGAAACGGTTACAGAGCAGGCCCAAAACAGCGGTGAAGATGACCTGGACAAACAAATTATCATGGGGGATAAAACAAAGGCTCCCTGCACCCGTAACGCATCCACAGATATTCATAAAGACGGGGACTTAAGGGGCACAGGCGTTGGCATACTTGTGATAAAAGACGGAAAACTTCTTATCGGCGACAGAACAGACGGGATGGGGATATGCGGTCCGGGAGGCCATATAGAACCAGGGGAGGGCCCGGAGGATGCAGCTCGGCGCGAAACAATGGAGGAATTTTCCATAGATCTTAATGAGCTGATTCCGATTGGATATCTGGACAAAGACGTAATGCCGGATGGGTTCTGTCCGGCATATTTTTATTTGTGCACAGAATACGGAGGGGAACCGTATTCAGGCGGGGACGAAATCCAAAATGCCAGATTTGTAAGCTTGGAAGAAGTGCAGGAAAGCAGCAGCATTTTCCCGCCTTTCGGACTTTCCATTGATGTGCTGAAAAATATTCTGAATTTTGGCGGGGGGCGGCGGGATGGATGAACAGATGCACCGCAGGGCGGTACAGGAGCTGATACAAAAAAAGTTTTACGGCCATGATGTACTGATATCGAAGTATACCCCGGCATTCCCGTCCGGCATAGAGCGGGAATATGACCGTCTTTCCAGGCAGTATATGAGGCTCTTAAAAGAAACCATAGAAGAAGAAATTCCGGCCCTCAAAGAGCAGATCATGAAGGAAAGGGGGACTTACCGGACTGACAGTATAAATGATGTATTATCGCTTATGCTGGAGGTCTTTAACAAAATTCAGGAGAGGTTTGTTGAAAAAGAAGAAGGCTTCGACCTTAGAAGGAAACTGGAATCTTTTGCAAATCTGACCAGAAAGCTTACGATTAAGGAGTGGAAAAAGGCTGTACGGAAAACCCTTGGCATAGATATTCTTGACGATTATTACATGGGCGAATTCTACCGCGCCATTATGGACAGATGGGTGGATGAAAATGTATCACTGATTAAGTCGATACCGGGCGATACGCTGGAAGATATAAGGGGAATTATAAAAAGCGGATTTCTGGACGGGAAAAGCACTACCCGGATTATGAAGGATATACAGCACAGGTATAACGTGGGGAAATCCCGCGCCAGCCTGATTGCAAGGGATCAGGTGGGAAAACTGAACGCAGCAGTTACAGAAGCCCAGCAGAGAGACGCAGGGATTGAAGAATATTACTGGTGTGACTGCGGGGACGGCCGCGTGAGGAAATCACACAAAAGGCTTAACGGCAGGAAATTCCGATGGGATACGCCTCCCGTAGTAGATGAAAAAACCGGGCGCAGATGCCATCCGGGCCAGGATTACCAGTGCCGGTGCAGGGCAAAACCGGTATTTAAGTTCGGGACATTTAACGCTCCTGTAGCGGGGAAGGAAGGTGATACAGTTGCTTGAAGATGCACAAAGCCACAAAGAAGAACTGGAAAGAAAAATGCGCGGAACATGGGGAGATAAAAAGTATTGGTATTATAACAGTTATTCCTACTTTTCCCCAATATCAATTGATGAAAACACATGGGACAAAATGCAGTTTGCCTCCGTTAATCCTGACGGGGAAGTAATCGGATACCTTTCTTACAGCATAGACAGGGAATGCAGGTTTGTAAGCGGGCTTTCCATCATTAATTTTACCAACAATCCTGTATTTGGGATAGACGTAATGCAGATGGTAAAGGATATTTTCGAAAAGTATAACTTTCAGAAAATAGACTTTTTTGTAATTATAGGAAATCCCATAGAACAGCAGTATGACCGGTTAATCCAAAAATATGGAGGGAGGATTGTAGGCACCCGTAAAAGGCACGTAATGCTGCCTGACGGAAAGCTTTATGATGAAAAAATGTATGAAATCCTTCAGGAGGACTATTTGAATAAAAGATATGGGAAAGACACCGGATAACGGTGTTTTTTTACATAAGCTGACCCGCTAAGCCTGGCGGTGTCTGTTGTGCCATTTGTATTGCAGGAAAGGAGGTGGAAAAAGGTGGGTAACAAAAAGAAGGAAAGAACTTTCCGGATGGACAGCATCAAGATGGATCAGACCTACTATACAGAGGAAGGGTACCTGGTAGACCATCCAGTGGTGACGCGCTGCGGCATTTTCGAATATGCAGACCCTGAGGCCGGCAGTGACGGCATACGCCGGGAGCTGCGTCTTCCGGAAGATGTATTTGACGAAAAAAGCCTTGCCAGTTATGAGGGGAAGCCTATTATCATAACCCATGATGCGGAAGAAATTAACAAGGACAACGTCCATCAGGAGCAGATAGGGACCATACTCAGCAAGGGGTACCGTGATGGAGAGTGTGTCAGATGCAAAATAATAATCCATAATACGGATGCCATGAAAAACTGCGGGCTCAGGGAGCTTTCCCTAGGGTACAGCCAGAACCCGGAGGAAGTACCTGGAGTATATAAAGGCCAGAAATATGATGCCATACAGCACGATATTGAGATTAACCATCTTGCCCTGGTCAGCGATGCCAGAGCAGGCAACCGTGCAAGGCTGAATATAGACCACAGAGATGTTAAAAAGAAAAAATATTTAAAAGGAGGACCAGTGATGGCAAAAGTAAAAGCAAAAGGAAAAAACAGCAGGTATGATGGCGACCTTACGCCGGAGGAGCTTGCCCAAGCAATTGCCCTTTTCAGAGCGCAGCAGGGTACAGGGAATGAAGATGAGGAAGAAGAGGTGAAGCTGGATGCGGACGAAGTAATAAGCCAGGTAAAGGAGAGGAAAGACCGCAGGGATTCCGGAACAGAGCAGCTGGATGCAGAGGAAGTGATTGCAGAGCAGGAAAGCGATATCGAAGCCCTGCTTAAAGTAATTGATGAGCTTCAGGCAGCCAATGACATTGCGGCAGCAGACGGAGAGAGTGATATTAATGCTGACGAAGGAGATCCTGAAGAAAACCTAGATGAAGGAGAAGCGGAAGATAATGCTGACGGGGAGGATCTTAATCAGGATGATGAGAGAGGAAAAGCCCTGAATGCGGATTCCATTGATAAGATTGTCAAAAAGCGCTTAAGGGATTACATGGATGTATGCCGGACTGCGGATAAGCTCAGCCTGGACGGCATTGAGAACCTTGATCTTACCTCGGCCCGCAAAAGGGTAATCAAGAAACTCAGCCCGAAGCTCAATCTGGACGGCAAGTCAGATGCCTACATCAGAGCAGCGTATGACATTGCAAAACAGGGGATTGCCGGAAGAAAGAAAACGGATGACCAGAGGCGGAGCATGATGTCCGGTACCGGAAAAGAACTGAATACGGATGCGGCGGATACCAATTCCGCAGCATCTGCAAGGGAAAAAATGATTTCGAGGATGGGAGGAAAAAAATAAATGGGAGTACAGACAACTTATAATTATGGCATATCCAAAGGCATTGCAGGCGGCCTTTATGACATTACTTACTACGAAAACAACACATTTATCACACCGGGCGGCATCCCCTTTGGCTACGGCGTAGTAAAAGGCGCCACGCCGGGAAGTGATATCAAACTTCCTGCCGCTGACAGCAAAGCAGCGGATTTTGAAGGCGTGACGCAGAACGGTTTTACCACCCAGCAGGATATGCAGGGGAACGCCGTACCTGTGAAAGGGGAGAGCATGGGCGTGCTGCGCACGGGAAAAATCTGGGCTGTTGTCGGGAAAAATGCAGTGCCAGCCTACGACAAGCCTGTTTATCTGATTGTAAGCGGTGATGAGGCAGGACGCTTTACCACAGAAGAAGACCAGTCAGAAAAGGTACTTCTCTCGGCTAAATTTATTTTGGAAAAAGATGGCGGCATTGCCCCCATTCGCATTAATTAAAGGAGGAAATGACTTATGAACAGAAACAGGCATTTAAGCTATGACAGAGCTGACGAAGCGGCTCTCCGTAACGGGACCATATGCAGCACCCTGAAGAGAAATTGGAGAAATGACGGTATCGGGACGGAATCAGCAAGTGTTTTCTTCGCGCGTGAACTTGATTATGTGAAAGCACAGACCTATGACATCGTACATCCGGAAATGACGGCGCTCAGCCTGTTCCCGGTTTCCAATGAAGTTCCGGAAGGGGCCGAGTCGTTTACATACTACAGCTATGACCGTACAGGCCTTGCCACCATTATCAATAATTATGCGACTGATCTTCCCAGGGCAGATGTAAAAGGGAAACCCGTTACCGGCTATGTGAAATCAATCGGTGACAGTTACGGATACTCCGTGCAGGAACTGCGGGCATCCAAAATGACAGGCAAGTCCCTGGATGTGCGCAAGGGCGAGTCGGCCAGATATGCGGCAGATTACCTGATAAATAAGCTTGCATGGATGGGAAGCAAGGAAAACAACCTTATCGGCATCCTGTCAGAAGAAAATGACATCCCTAAGTTTGTGCTTTCCACGGTTATGGTAGACGGAGAGGAAAAGACAGAATTCTGCTACAAGAATGCCGACCAGATTTTGGAGGATCTCAACAACATGCAGAAGTATGTTTCCCAGATTACCAAAAATGTGGAAAAGCCGGACACCCTTGTGCTGCCGGCCCATGTCTATATTGATCTGGCAACCAGGAGGATACCCGACACGGATACCACAATCCTTAAATTCCTGATGGACAATGCCCCGTACCTGAAAGAAATAAGGGAGGCTAATGAGCTGCAGGCGGATTCCACGGACATGAACCCCACCGGGAGCAACGTGGGGCTGCTTTATACAAACAGCGAAAAGAAAATGACCCTGGAAATCCCCATGCCGTTTTTACAGCATACGCTGCAGGAAAATGGGCTGGAAATTGTAATCCCCTGTGAGGAAAGGGTAGCCGGAATGGTTATTTATTATCCGCTGTCAGCTCTTATTGTAGAAGGAATTTAGAAACTCATTTATATAAAGCCCTTACGGATATCCGGAGGGCTTTTTTTAAAATATGGAGGATATGTCTTATGAAAATAAAAAATAATTCTAACAAAATAGTCGGGATGACAGGCTTGAGCCTCCTGCCCGGGGAAACGGCTGAATGTCCGAAAGGTTATGAAAATAACCCTGTAATCAGGAAATACATTACAAAGGGGGCTCTGGCCAAAGTGGAGGATGATGTAAAAACCAATGAAGAAACCAGAACAGTCCAGGAAAAGGATTTGCAGGATATGACAAAAGAAGAACTGCTTGCCTATGCCGCCGAACACAATATTGATATAGGCAATGCAACAACAGAAGCAGGCATATTAAAGAAGATCCAGGATGCACAGAAAGCTTAGAAGGCAGCTCTTATGAAGATTGATACCATACGGAAAGTGATTGGCATCCTGGAAGTTGTGGCACCGGAGTATAAAGGGATAGGAGAAGACGAACTCAGGATATGGGTGGAGCTGGCAGAACCATATGTCAGCGAAAGCGTGTACGGGAAGTTTTATCATCAGGCGCTTGCCTATCTGACAGCACATAAGCTTTCCCTGAATGTGCCCGTGAAAAAGGAGGAGGAAAACAGCACCATATCCACATCCGTAAAAGATACCATGAATGTAGCATCTTTTAGCGAGGGGAGCACCAGCATTTCATTTAACAATCCGTCCACCAGTTCCAGCGGAGGATCTTCCTCCGCTGACGCAGAGTATCTCCTGACCTCCTACGGACTGCAGTTTCTTGATATCTGCAAGCGCTGCGTCCTGCCAATCGCAATTTCTGGGATGCAGAGGATGTGATCCCATGGACAAAGTAACAGACAGGTGGACACCTGAGGGTGAGCGGCTTATGAAGGAGCTCCGGGAGCTGGCAGAGCTGGAAGTGGTTATTGGATTTCAAAGGGGGAAAGCATCCGAAGACAACGGAACGGATCTTACGGACATTGCCATGTGGAACGAACTGGGGACGGAAGGCAAATATGGAGGGGAGCATATCCCGTCCCGCCCCTTTATGCGTGATAGTGTGGATAAGCATAAGGCGGAAATAGAACACATACTGAAAGCCCAGGAGGAAGTGCTTTTAAGCGGCGGCACGGCAAGGAAAATACTGGAAACGATAGGTATTTTTCAGAAGGATTTGATGCAGACAGAGATTGAACAGGGAAGTTTTGCCCCCAATAAACGCTCAACTATAAGGCGGAAGGGATCGGATAAACCGCTGATAGATACCGGACAGATGAAGAATTCGGTTAATTTCCTGATTCGAAAGAAAGGAAGTGGGAATAAAGATGCTTGATATTTTTAAGAAGCCGTATACGCTGCGGTCTTTCGAAAAAACGGATTTTACATTAAGCTACCCATGCGCTAAGTACAGCGACCGGACAGTAATGCTGAATGTCCATCCGCTTTCATCCACAGAAGTTCTGGCACTTCCGGAAGGCATGCGGAGGGCTAAGAACATAAGAGCAATCGGCAGAGTGGAGATAAAGACAGCGGATGATGCCGCAGGAACCCTGGCAGACCGTTTATTATACCGGGGCCAGTGGTATGAATGCACCGGTGCTGATATATGGGGGAATACCCCCGTGGGGCAGACAGAAGCAATATTCGGCCTTATTCCTGTGAGTGAGATTCGGGAAATACAGTTACTTCCGGAAGATAAGGGGGAGGGAGGCGGTGAAGATACGGAATGACTTTTTCAGAATTGAAAGAATGGCTGAAAAAAATGGTGCAGGAGCGTATGAAAGGCAGCGTAATCTGGGCCGAGCAGTATCAGACACAGCCTCCGCCGCCCCTGACAACGCTTAAGCTTAAAGATACCGGCCTTCCCGTACATCCGGTCAATATAGTAAAGGATGGGAAGATATATTCCTATTATGAGTGTGAAAAGATTTTGGAGATAAACAGATACACGCCGGGGGTTACGAAAACGGCCGGGGAAATCAGGGGTATGGAGAATACTGCGGAGGAAGATCTTACCTCCCTGCTTTTATATGTGCAGTCTGACCGGGGAGCGGAAAAAATGTATCTGGCCAACATCAGTATTCGTCAGATGGGCCCTATACGGGATCTGACGGCGCTTGAGTCAACACGGTATAAAAACCGTGCCATGCTGGAGCTGTCAATCCGCTGCACACTGGAATATCAGGAAGGGAGCATAGGCGTATATGCGCCGGAGGCAGGGACGCCTTATGAAGAAGGCGACACCGGGTATTTTGAAGATGTAGAAATGGAGGGAAAGAATGAGTGAAATATTAGATAACATAGTCAACTGCAATATATCTATCGAAGCTCCTGTTGAGGACGGGGCCAGTTTTGGCGTAATTCTCATAGTGGGGGATGCGCCGCTGAAAAAAGGGAAGAATTTTAAGGATACAGATAAATATGCATCCATCAAGGAAATAATATATGCAGGCTGGGAAGATAAAGAGGAAGTATACCAGGCCGCACTTGCGGCTTTCGGCCAGGAACCCAAACCGCAGGTAGTATACGTTGCAGCGCGCAGCGTACTGGAAAGCGGCGATACAGAAGAATTTTCCGCAGCGGTAGAAAAAGCTGCCGATATGCCGGGGTGGTATGGCCTTGCGCTGGCAGGGGCAGAAGATGAAGATTACAGGAAAACTGCCGAACTGATTGAACGTACGGAAAAGATATTTGCATTTTCCGTACAGGATAAGGAAAATCCTCTTGCAGATAAAAAATACATGAGGTCTTTTGGTATTTATTCTGAAAATAAGTATGTGCATATCGCATGGATGGCTAAAGTATTTTCGTTTGACCCGGGAAGTGAAACATGGGCATTTAAAACCCTGTCAGGTGTGAATCCGTCAGAAATAACCACCAGTGAAATGCGCCAGCTGGAGGAAAAGGGGCTTAATTATTATGCGGCCTGTGCAGGAAGGAACATTACCCGGAATGGATATATGACAGGAGGGGAATGGATTGACGTAATACGATTCCGTGACTGGCTAAAGAACCGGATGCAGATAAAGATATACGAGCTTTTTATTAAAAATCCTAAAATCCCGTATACAGATTCCGGGATTGTACTGGTTGAAAACCAGATGGAGGCGGTTCTTGCAGAGGGGCAGAAAACCGGAGGAATTTCCGAAACAGAATATAATGAGAATGACGAGCCTGTGCGCGGATATACGGTAACGGTCCCCAGATCGGCAAGCCTTGGCAGAGAACAGAGGGCAAAGAGGGTGCTGACAGACTGCCATTTTACAGCGAGACTCTCAGGTGCAATCCATGTGACAGAGCTGCGTGGGAATTTAACTTTTTAAAGGAGGGATGGATAATCAATGGACGGTTTATTTACATATAATCCTGCGATGGTAAAAGCAGCGCTGGGTACCCATATGGTAACAGGCTATGCGGAGGATACTTTTATTACAATCGAAGAGATTTCCCAGGGTACAACATCAAAGACCGGGTGTGACGGCGAGACTGTGCGTTCAGTTGATCCAAACACCCGGTTTAGTGTGAAGCTGACACTCCAAATGGGGTCCCCAACGCATAAATATTTACTGAACAGATACAACAGGGATAAAAAGGACGGGAACGGCAGTTTCCCTATCCTGATAAATGACCTGACGGGAAAAGAAAAGTTTTCAGCCATAAATGCGTGGGTAACAAAGCTTCCTACCAATACAAAAGGCAAAGAAGGACAGAATAAAGAGTGGACGCTGGAAACCGGACAGGCCGATTTCCAGATTGAATAGGAGGTGAATAAGAGTGAACACGGCAAGGAACATCTCAAAGATGATGGAACCAAAAGAGGCCTCAGTAGGAGGGAATCTTTTTTATATTTATCCCTTCCCAGCATTTAAATCGGCCAATATAAGCGGCGAAATCGCTGCCCTGCTGACACCAATGCTTGCGTCGTTGGCGTCAGTCGTGGGGACAGGCGGGGAAAAACATTTGATGGATATGGACATTGGAGAGGCAGCCCCGCATATCGTAGGGGCTTTCTCTTCGCTTTCCGGGGATAAGGTGGAAAAGCTCTTACGTGATCTTCTCCTCCCAGGGAATATCGGCGTAAGGACAGCAGCCGGGGTGGACCCACAGTTCCTTACAGAGGATTTGAGCAATGAGATATTCTGTGGGAATACTCAGGATATGTTTATCCTGGCATATCACGTGATAAAGGTGAATTATGCGGGTTTTTTCGAGAAATTCGGGAACCTATCTGGCAAAGTAGCGGATATGGCCCAGAAGATGGCGTTTCCCGGTATGGCGCCCTTGATGTAAGCCGTTTCAGCGAGCTGGAAATGCGGATGTACATCCTAATTAAGGCCAGGCTTGCAAGCATGGAGGAACTAAAGAGCTGCTATACGCTGGACGAGGCGCTGAAACTTTACGCGTTGTACAGCATGGACCTTGACATTGAGAGGGCAAAAACTGCAGAAATGATGGAAGAGAGGAATTAAATTGACAGTACGGGAATTATTTGTGGCCATGGGGTTTAAAGTCGATGAGTCCTCCCTGAACGAGGTAGAAAAAAAGATCAACTCGGTAAAAAGCTTTGCCGCAAAGGCGCTGGGAGCTCTGGGCATTGGTTTTTCCCTTGCACAGATGAATACGCTGGCAGAAGAATTTAACGGTATCAATGATCAGATAAAAAGCGCCACGGCCGGCCTTGGAAACCAGAAGGAAATACAGGAAAAGATTATGAAATCTGCCAATGACACAAAAATGTCATATGCAGATACAGCTAAAGTAGTGGGCGCCCTGGTGCAGGAAAACAAGGAACTGTTTGGCAGCGTGGATGAGGCAGTTGCTTTTAATGATACTCTTACAAAACTGTTTAAAACAGCGGGAAAAAGCAATGATGAAATCGCCGGCCTCATGGAGGCAGTCAACAAATCCTTTGCCAAGGGAAAAGTCGATACGGAAACACTTAACCAGCTCATGGAAAGATCGCCGGAGGCCGTGGAATATCTGAATAAGCAGCTTGGCAGCACCACAGAACAGCTTGAGAAGATGGCCTCTGACGGAAGGATCAGCCTTGCGGACTTAAAAGACGCTTTTATTTTAAACGCGGATGAAATAGACGCAAAATTCGGGGGCCTGGATTACAGCATATCGGATGCGCTTTTAAATATCCGGAACCGCTGGGGCTACTGGCTGGATGATATAAATGCAAGCATAGGGCTTACAAAGACGCTGGCCAAATACATGACCAGGGCTTTTAATATCGCCATGAACGGGCTGAACAAAGCGAGGGACATGTCGGTAAAGGTGGTAGATAAATTCGGGGGTATTGAGAATGTCTTCCGCTTTATAGCGATTGCGGCTGTAGCTGCATTTGCTGCCTTTAATGGAAAAAAGGTGCTGGATTTTATGAGATCCTTTACGAGCCTGCTGAACGTGGCGAATTTGAAAATCCTTGCCATTATAGCAGTGATAACAGCGATAGCTCTTGTTGCAGAGGATTTTGTCAATTTTATGCAGGGAAACGGCAGCGTAGTTGGTGAGATCCTTGGAAAGATGGGTTATGATGCAGACGAGGTAAGGGACAGGATAATCGTCGGCTGGAATAAGGTAAAAGGTTTCCTGCTCCAGGTATGGCTTGCCCTTCAGAACGCAGGCGGACAGATTGCCCAGAAACTGAAAGAATTCTGGGTAAAAAATGGTGACGAAATTAAAGAAAAGCTTACCAACGGATTTCGCCAGCTCTTTACGATCCTTGGGGAAATTTTTCGGGCTCTCTATAATCTGGCAGTGGAAATATTCGGCGCACTGCGGGAATTCTGGGAAAAATGGGGAGACCAGATTTTAGAAGCACTCTCTGCAATTTTTTCAGCGCTGGGCGGCATTATAAAGGGTTTCCTTCTCGTGTTACAAGGCATTATTAAGTTCCTGCGAGGGGTTTTTTCTGGAGACTGGGAAGAAGCCTGGGCCGGTATTCAAAAAATATTCGAGGGGATTTTACTTGCGATCCAGTCATTTTTTGTCGGAATTTGGAACGCAATTTACGCGTTTTTTGGTGAAAAAATTGACGCGTGCATAAAAAAGGTGACTGATTTTGTAGATAAGGTCAAAGCGAAACTTCAGGCAGTCAAAGATTTTTTCGGGGATATAGGCGATTTTATAAGCGGCGTGGATGATTTATCTGCTAAAAGTACTGTTGTACAGAATACTACGGTGGCTAATGCTGCCGGCAGCGGAAACAGGACTAACAACATCAGCCAGGACGTAAAGATTGAAAACACATTTAACGGAACCGATCCGGAAACTATGTCAAAGGCGGCAACAAAATCCGCAGAGGATACAACAGACCAGCTGGCCAAGGGCCTTAAGTATGGCACATGACGGAAGGAGGCAGGAAGGATGAATTTAAAGCCGTGCTCCATAAACGGGATAGAGTTTGACGCACAGCTGAACGAGAGCCGGACTTACAACTCCGAGGTGCCGGAATATGCGGTAGAGTCAGGATATGAGGTGTCCGACAATATCAGCGTAAAGCCAATGGAAATAGAATTTACCGGATACCTGACCAATACGCCGGTTACATGGGAAAACCATGGGACAGGGCGTGTGGAGAGTGTGGTTGCGCAGCTTGAAAACCTGTTTTTTTCCAAGCGGCTGGTGACACTCGCAACAAGGACGGATACCTATACAAACATGGCCATTACTTTTCTTAAAGTCCCCAAAGACGCTGAGAACATGACGTCAAAGGAAATACAGATGAGGCTTAAGAAAGTGACGGTGGTGTCCTCACAGGTTACAACGATCCCGTCCTCTTATATAAGGGGAGGGGATACGGGCGTAAATGCCGGTACATCAGGGACCGGGAGCCGGGGGAGCGGCGCCGCCCAGGCATCCGGCTCCGGAACTTCCGGAAGTTCGGAATCAGAAAGCAAAGCGTCCATCCTTTATAATCTGACACATAAATGAGGGGAACAATTATGATGGAATATATTCAGGTACCGGATATGAACGACAGTTTTTCTCGCGTAATTTTATGCCAGAAGGAATACCTGATACGGTTTTTATATAACGGGGAACATGATTACTGGTCTTTTGGCGTATATGACACCGGAAAAAACATTTTGTTACAACACAGGAAGATAGTACCCGTGGCGCCGCTGACACACTTTGATGTTTCGGTACATATTCCCCAGGGAATATTCGGGTGCTTTACAAATCTGAAACATGTAGGCAGAAAAGATTTTGCCAACGGGAATGTAGAATTTGCTTTTATTCCCTGGGAAGACCTGGAGGTGTGGAGGAAAGAAAATGAGATTATTCGGTAGGGAGGCAAGGGTATCCATAGGGAAAGGCGGCGGATCGGGATTTGAAATCGGGGTCGCCGCTACAAACGGGATCCCAATCCATATAAAATTTTCTTTTGAAAAATCAGACGTGGAAAGCCCTAACACGGGAAAAGTCACCATATGGAACCTGAACAAAGAGCACCTTGCAGAGCTTGAAAAACAGGACTGCGTTGTGATTGTGAGGGCAGGCTATACAGGGAACCTGGCACAGGCATTTTCCGGCACCGTGACCCATGCCACAACGGCCAAAGAAGGGGCGGACCAAATGACGGAGATAGAGGTTGCAGACGGAATGGTGGAGCTACGGGATTCGAACGTATCCCTTTCTTACGCGGAGGGAACCGCCACGGATGTAATCTATCAGGACATAGCGGTGCAAATGGGCCTGCCGCTGAGTTGCTCTCCCAACGCGCTTGGCCTTCCGACCGTGCTCAGCAACGGGTACAGCTTTGTGGGAAGTGCCAAGAACCTGCTGAAAAGATTAACGCGGATGGACGGCACCAGCTGGAGCATCCAAGACGGCATCTTACAGCTCACAAAATTGGGGGAGCCAATCTCACTAAGCTGCTATGAACTTAATGCAGGGAGTGGACTCATAGGGATGCCTAAGAGGGTCAGCTTATCGGCCAGCGGCGGGAGCGGAAAGGGAGGGAATACAGGAGCGTCGGGCGGGACGGAGACGGCACAATTAGGATGGGAGGTAACTTATCTTATGAACCTGGCAATAGGCGTCAACAGTTATGTCCATGTAACCAGCCAGATTGTGACCGGATATTTCCGGGTACAGAAGATTTCCGTAGAGGGCGACAATTACGAGGGTGACTGGCAGTGCAAAGCCACAATTTTGGAGATAACAGGACAGGGGGCGGCATTATGATACAGGAATTTGTACAGCAGATAGAGGATACGGTCAGGGAGGCGACCTACGATATACATACAGCCCTTCCCGGCACCATAACAGAATTTGATGTGGCGGCCGGCATGGCGTCCGTAAAGCCGGAAGGCACCATGACCATGAAAAACGGCATGCAGCTTACTTACCCTACGATTGTTAAGGTACCGGTAGTATTTCCCCAGGCATGCGGACAGAAAACCACAATAGCCTATCCGGTAAAACCTGGGGACGGGTGTATTATCTTAATCTGCGAAAATGACTTAAAACCGTGGATGAGCCATGGTAAAGAAACAGACAGCAACATGAAATTTGATTTGACAAACGCAGTCTGCATCCCGGGGCTGTTTGGAGAAGGCAGTGAGGCAGTGCAGAAAGCGGTAGAAGAAGAGGCCATTGTCCTTAAAAATGAGGAAATGGAGCTTATCTTAAAAAAGGACGGGATGAAAGCACAATACCAGGGCAGCCTTCTGCAGATGGGGGAGGATGCGGTAAAGCAGGAGTGCGCCGGATGCAGTATCTCTGTCAGCGGCGATGGGGTGGTAATAGAAGGAAATCTTAATGTGCACGGAGCCGTCACGTCAGAAGGGGGATGATGGGATGAAGGATATTCTGCTGGACGGGGAAGGGGATATAGCGCTGACGAAGGAAGGAGACATATCACTGGTTACAAGCCCGGTGCAGGCGGCCCTCATAAAGCTGAGGTGGTTCTTTAAAGAATGGGTATTTGATCCTGAAAAAGGGATCCCGTGGTTTGAGTCAATACTTATAAAGAACCCTGACATTGACGGCATAAAAAAACTGCTGATCAGGGAGATGCTGGATGTGGATGATGTGCTTGAGGTTCCGGTGATGGATATCTTTTTTAATCCGGAGAAAAGGACGGCTCTAGTGAAGTTCCAGCTGCGGACGAATGAGAAGACATTTGAAAAGGAGGTGGAGCTTCGTGGGTGAGTATGGCGTTACCCGAAACGGCTTTGTGAGAAAAAGGCTGGATGAGATTAAAAATGATGTATATGCAAGATTAAAGGAAGGCTGGGGATATGATATTACAATTAATCCCCAGTCTTTTCTAAATGTCTTGGTAACAGGATTTTCCGATGAAGTGGCGAAGCTGTGGGAAGAAGCGGAGAATACCTATTATGCCATGTATACCATGAGCGCGGAAGGCGGAAACCTGGACAACGCAATGCAGTTTGGCGGAATAACCAGGGAGCGGGATTCCCGTACCACTTATATGATTGCCTGTACTGCTCCGGATGATACGATAGTGCCTTACGGGGTGCTTATAAAATCGGCAACCAATCCGGAAAAAATGTTCCGGTGTACCAACACACAGGTGATAGGGCGTGAAAATTTCAGAAGGATAGAAATACGGCCTTATATGGAGTCCGGCATAGACGTATTTTATATTACGCTTAACCGTAATACATGGCAGTATGCCCGGCAGCCGGAAGATAATGCACAGGATATCATCAGGGCTTTTGCAGACATGATAGAAGAAGCGGGAATGTCTGTTAATGAGGATTTGGAAAAGGGATGCCTTATCATTGAGGATATTTATAAGCAGACTTCCAACACGCTTGCCATATCAAACAATCTGCTGATTGATTCCGTTACCTCCAATATTCTGTTTGAGAGCATGGAGTACGGGCCGGTTATTATTGCAGACGGCCTCATAAGGGAAATGGTTACACTGGATACCGGCATCAGGGAGATAAAAAATGACATAGCCCCTGTGCCGGGCCGGTTTGAAGCGGATGATATTGAGGCCAGGCAGACTTTTGTAAAGCGCTGTGCCACCAGATCAAAAAATATGGTGGAGAGCATTACCGCGGAGATATATAATTCCGTGGATAATGTATTGTCGGTAGCTGGGTATGAAAACGATACGGAGGATACCGACAAAGAAGGAAGGCCGCCCAAATCAGTGGAAATCATTGTGGATGGCGGAGATGACGGGGAAATAGCCAATACCATTTATCAGAAAAAAACCAATGGAATCCGGGCTTATGGAAACATTATCATGGATGTTGCAGATGGCTTCGGCAACATCCATAAGGTTGGATTCAGCCGGCCGGATTATCTGTATGTCTGGCTGCGTATAGTAATTACGGGCAAAGCAGGGAAAGCAATGGCGCCAAATTATATAGAGCTGACACAGGAGTCCATCTTAGAGGACAGCAAAAACCTCCAGGTAGGGGACACGGTATACCTGCAGACATTTCTTGCCAATATTTACAGCCGTGTGGTCAGCGTGTCAATGGTAGATATCAGGGCTTTTGCAAGTGCTTCTGAAAAATATATTCCCTCGGAAGAAGAATATACCCCGGGAAACGTAATAGTAAGCCACCGGCAGAAAGCGCTTTTTGATGTGGCCAGAATTGAGGTGTTGCTAGATGGTTAATGCAGGCAGCATAGTGGAAAGCTTTCTTGAGAAGCTTCCGGAGCAGTTTAAGCGGAAAAATAATATTGAAGTCCTGATAAGGGCGTTTGCGGAGGAACTGGAGGCAGTAGGGAAAACGCTTCATGATCTTGAGACTCTGCGCTCCATAAAGTCGGCTTTCGGGAGGCAGCTTGACGGTGCCGGCGAGATTGTGGTGCTTACCAGGGCAGAATCCTCCAGATATGCCGGCATTATAGATTTTGACGTAATCGACGATGAAAGGTACCGCCTTTTCCTCATGTATAAGGCTTTGAGGAATGCCAATACCTGCACTTTTCCCGAATTGGTTGAGGTATGCCGGCTTTTGTATAATATGAAGCTGCTCTATTACAGAGAGTTTAATGACCACCCGGCCCATTTCCAGTTGATGGTAGGAGCGGATTTTGAGGACTGGATGCTCAAAATGCTTTACAATACCAGCCTGACAGTAAAGCCGGGGGGCGTATCCGTGGATCTAAAGTTTTTTGAGCTTGAATTTTTTGGATTCCGGGATCTGAATAAAGATGCACTTGGATTTGGGGAAGGAAAGTTCTTGCATATCATAGGAGAGGAGTGATTTGATGGAAAGTAGCGATAAGGAAACAAAAAACGGACTTGCTGTCGAAACTGAAAGCAGTATTAACAGCGCATCTTTGGAAGAACTTTTTGAAAGCCTGTTTGCAGATACGGGGAGCCGCGAGAACATCAGCATAAAAGACTGGACAGACGGATGGTCTGCTATCGTGGGAGGGATCAACGGCATCCCCACATCCCGGCAGTTTAATACCTTACAGCACATCACAGACCTGAAATGCCTGAAGCTGTTTCATGATGTGGCAGCTTTAAAGGCAGCCGGAAAAGGCGGGGTAAAGATAGGGACAATTGATGAGCTGGACGGAGAAAATACAATTTTGTTTGAGCTCCTTAAGGATACCAGCAAAATATTTAAAGTACACCGGACAGACTCAGAAAATAATCCTCGTGAATATGAGTTCGCTTCTGTTTTTAATGTGCCAAAAGAAAGGGGAAAGCTTAAGTCGGGAGATACGTTATCAGAATTGTTCGGACAGATAGCAAGGCACCTGCTGGATCTTAAGAGCAACTGCTTTGCGGGGACGGATGATCCGTTTGTCCTGATGACAGAGACTACTTACAAACCGCCGTCTTTGAGGACAAAAGGGTGTGCATATGGTTTTATCACGACTCAAAGGGGCGTGATTATGATCTTTTTTGACCGGTACATAACCGGAATGGAGGATCCCACAGTATCAGGGACCTTGTACGGGGTTGAAAAGACAGAAAAAACAGAGCTTGAGGCAGACAACAGCCCATATAAGGCAGTTTTCAGCAATGTAGTATATCTGGAAGATGGGAAGGAGATAGTCCGTCAGCCAGGAAAGATATATGCGTCAGTAAAAAGTACAAGATAGGAGGGCAACAATGGAAGATAGTACAAATACGGGGACAGTTAATAGTACAGCTACAGGAGCAGAAGATAATACAAATACGGGAGCGGTTATTGATGGCAGATATTTATTAGTTGAATTTCAGGATTCTAATGGAAATGTCTGCTACTTTCACACGGATGCCCGTGTTGTCTGGCTGCCTGACGGGACGTCTTTATATGATTTCCTGAACTCGGACATATCTGATGAACAGATTAACAGCATATTTAACAAGGAAGAGGAGGTAGTGGGACCATGACAATGGCAGAAAAGATCTTAAACGGAATAGAAAAGTTTTATTTAGCTTATACAGAGAAAAGGATATTGAAGACTAAGGAGGAAGTTGCGGCAAATACCAATCCGGATAATCTGCCATCAGCAGTCGTGGTTGATGAATTAATTGATAATTTAAAGACGTCTTTTCAGGATGGTGTTGATACACTATATAATAAGTGTAAGAGCTGTGGGGTAACACCATCCGATAAAACGCCTACAGCAATTGTTAATGCCATACAAAGCATTTATACCAACAGATACAATGCTGGCAGAACTCAAGGGCAAAATGATGTAAAAGCTAATCCAAACGCTTATGGCGTCCAGACAGATGTAAAGCATACCGTAACAATAACAGTTAAGGGCAACTGTGGAGGGGATAGCCGTGTTAATTTAAATGCCCATGCATCCGTATCCATTGACGGAGGCGCTGCGACTACTTATAGCAGTACGGGCTATGTCAGCCCCGGGCAGTATACGCCAGAGAGGGTAATAAACCTTACTGTTTAAAAATCATTAAATCTTTATTTAATACAGGATGGGCAGAACAGAAAAATATATTTAGAAACTATAACCAGGAGCCGTAAGGCTCCGTTATTTTACCCGCTTTTGGGGAGAAAGGAAAAGATATGATTAATTTAAAATATGCCGGAGAAAAAAACACCTATGAAGTAGAGTTTGAAAAACTGAACCGGCATGTAGTGCAGATAACCGGAGAATTTCCGGTAAAAACGAAAGGTTTTACTCTCTTTAGGGAGGGTAAGGAAGATGATGCCTGGGATTATACAGGATTTAAGACATTATACCTCAGGACAGAGGGCGGTGCACAGTTTTCAGATGATGGCAGCGTTTATACGGCACCGGTACCGACTGTAGCTTTTACCTGTGGTCAGGGAGGCACCATAGACGGAGATATAATGCAGACTGTGAGCAATTTTGAAGATTTGGTTATCCCCTCTCCGGTTTCGGATGAAAACTATGTATTTGCAGGATGGGATCCGGAAATTCCGGATGCGGGCGTGGTGAACGGAGACACGGCGTTTGAAGCGAAATTTACATACGTGGAACCGCTGGAAGAGGTAAAGGCCAGAAAGATATCAGAGATGGAGGCAGCACAGCAGGCCGTAATGCAGGGCGGTATTAACGTGGCATTAACTGATGGTAGTATGGAGCATTTTGCCCTGGCGGAATATGAACAGAAACGTCTTATGGCATTGCAGGCGAGTGTTGCTGCGGGAGACGAAAAAATACCATGGCATACATCAGATTTGGATGATCCGTGCCGTTATTTTACAAACGCCGATATGCAGCTGATTATTAAAAATGCGATGGAATACGGGACTTACCATGAAACTTATTATCGGGATTTGCGGAGGTATATTAACAGCCTGGAGGATAAGGCATCCGTAGAGGCAGTAACATACGGCATGGTAATTCCTTCAGAATTCCGGTCAGAGGTGCTTGCTGATATGTATGCCGCACAGGAAGCACAGCAGGAGGTGTAATACGATATGGAGATATTGCTGTTTTTAATCGGAGGCAGGTTATATACATGGCTGGAGCTGGCCTGCCGGGGAAGGACGCACTGGACAATGTTTATCCTGGGCGGTTTATGCTTTGTAATCATTGGGTTTCTCAATGAGCATCTTTTCCCGTGGGAACTGGCATTGATGCAGCAGGCAGTGATAGGGGCAGTTATAATTACAGTGCTGGAATTTTTTACGGGATGTATCATCAACCTGTGGCTGGGCTGGGATGTATGGGATTATTCCGGCCTGCCGTTTAACCTGATGGGGCAGGTATGCCTATATTATTTCCTGCTTTGGATTCTGCTGGCCGTGGCCTGTATTGTACTTGATGACTGGCTGCGATACGGGAATTATCTTGCATTCCGGAAGTGGCGTCCATGGATGTGGAAAAGGGAAAGGCCGCATTATACCTTGTTCCGGTCAGCAGGATAAAAGGCACAATGTATAAGCCTCCCAGAGGCAGGCTGAAAAGAAGCAGGCTGGAAAATGGAGACTTAAAAATTCATGAGCCGCTTATGGTTATGTTTCACGGCTTCCTGGTTTACCGTACAGTAAATGCGTGTAGTCTCAATACTTTTATGGCCAAGCAGCTCCTGTACCTGTTCAATCGGCATGCCGGCATTGAGCAAGTCAGTAGCACTGGTACGCCGGAACCGGTGGGGATGGACATTTTTTACATTTGCAGCGGCAGCAATCCGGTTAAGTATGTCTTCCAGTCCCCGGCGGGTAAGGCGTTCGTGGGGTGCCCTGCTGCTTACAAACAGGGCCTGGTTATCGTCTGTACGCAGCCCCAGGTAGTTTTTTAGGTGGATATGGGATCTTGCATTAAGGTAGGTGACGCGCTCTTTATTCCCTTTACCGAGGACGACTATATCATTTTTGGCAAAGGAAATGTCAGAGCGGTTAAGCTGAAGGAGCTCAGAGGCCCTTACAGCGGTGCTGTAAAGGCATTCCACGATCGCAAGATCCCGCTCAGATTCACAGGCGGAGCGGAGCAGCTCCACATCTTCGGCGGACAAGGGCTGTTTTACTTTCTTCTGGCATTTAACGGAGTCAATGGAGTCAACCGGATTGGCAGTAAGCACCCTCCGCTTAATGAGCCATTTGAAAAAGCCGTTGAGGATAAGCCGGATCTGGTTAAGGTAGGAGTTGCTGACAGTACGTTTGTGCCTGTAATTGTACAGATAGGTGTAGACATCATCGTCAGTGATCTGGGAGATATCCTTATTTACATAAGACAAAAAGTGGGACAAGTGGAACCGGTAAAGCCCGGAGGTTCCTTTGGACTTTCCGGCCTGCTCGCAGGACTCCAGGTACATCTGCAGATAGTGCAGGCTTGTGTTATTGACGGTTTGGAGGGATGTGCCCTTGGCCTCCAGATCATACTTGCATAGGACAATGCGAATGGCATCTTTGATCTCTGATAGCTGGTCAGAGGAAAAAGAAGGTAGGTGGTGCAGGATTTCACAAATAAATTGCTCTTTCATGGTATCCTCCGTTTTTGAAGATATGATACCAGATATAGGGGAAACGGGCGTATTAAATAAAGATTTATTTAACCACTGCTAATCCCAAAATGATCATTTATGAAATATTTATTGTAACCGGTATCGTATAGGCCTGTGTTACCCCGGTTTTAGCATACTGACAATGCAACGTAAGTGCCCCGGAAACGCTGGTAACCGTTTTACCTGAGATATTTGCCGTAAGAGTCCCGGTTACCTTACCACCTGCCTGGTCAGCATACTTATATCCCGGCATATTAGCTGTAATAGTTACATAAGAGATTTTGTTGGCTGCAACCCCGGCGTTAACTCCAGCATTATATCTGTCTGTAAATATCTTTTGTATGGCGGTGCTTATTGCTGTGGGTGTTTTTGCACTTGGTGTTGACCCACAGCTTTGACACCTGTTAAACAAAGTGTCAACACCAGCCTGAAAAGACGTCTTTAAATTATCATTTAATACATTTAATCATTTATGTTGTTAATGGGAGCTTCAAGGCTCTTTTTTATTTACTTTCATATTTAAGGAGGTGATGGAGACTATGGATGGTTATATTCCGCGTAGCGAGCATGAAGAATTTGCCCGGCGCATAGATTCTGAAAATGCGCGGCAGAACAGGAGGATCGCTCTGCTGGAAGAAAACGGTCGGCATATCAATTCCATGACGGTTTCAATAGAAAAAATGGCAGTCAACATGGAAAATATGCTTGCGGAACAAAGAAAGCTTGGTGACCGAATGGAAATTTTGGAAAAAGAGCCTGCTGAAACACATAAACAAATAAAAATGGCCATTATAACTTCCGCCATTAGTGCCATTGTGGGCGCTGTTGTAACTGCATTACTGATACTTTTATAAAGAGAAAGAGAGGATTAAAACTATGAAAAAAAAGAAAATCGAAAAAGAAACAATTGTAAGAACGGCGGTTCTGGCGTTCGCACTGATTAATCAGGTGCTGACGATTAGTGGGTACAGTCCTCTGCCGTTTACAGACGATGGTGTCGGACAAGCTGTGTCCATGGCACTGACGGCGGCGGCGTCTGCGTGGGCCTGGTGGAAAAATAACAGCTTTACACAGCCTGCTATCACAGCAGATGAGCACTTAAAAGCCTTAAAAAGCAAATAAATAGACTGAGAATATTAATGGAGTAAAAGGAGGAATTATGACAATAGGAATTAACTGTGGACACACAAAAAGCGGCCCCGGATATGGGGCCGTAGGCATCATCAAAGAGTCGGAGCATACCCGTCTTGTGGGGCAGGGCCTTATGTCCCTGCTCCGTCAAAAAGGTATCAAGGTAATCGACTGTACGATAGACCAGGCCGCCAGCAGGGATGTATACCTTGCAAGAGCGGTACAGCTTGCAAACAATCAGGATCTTGACTGGTTTATCAGCATCCATTTTAACGCATCCACGGGGCGGGGCCACGGCGTTGAGGTATACACTTATGAGGGCAGGCAGTATCAGGATGCGCTGGATGTATGCGGTAATATAGCAAAGCTGGGCTTTACCAACCGCGGGGTAAAGGCCGGATCAGGGCTGTACGTAATCCGTAAAACCAAAGCAAAGGCCATGCTGATAGAGGTTTGTTTTTGCGACAATGAGCCGGATGTTAACCGGTACTTGGCAGCTGGACCACAAATCATAGCGGAGGCAATCTGCAGTGCCATAATGCCGCATGTACAGGGGGAGGCGGCAGGAACCTCTATCACTGGCCAGAGTGTTGCTGCGGCAGATCAGCTAAACAATCTTCTCCTTTCGGGCAATCCCCGGGCGACTGGATATCTGCACCTGGCAAAAATATTTTTAGAAGAAGGGGAAAAAGAAGGTATAAGGGGAGACGGAGCCTTTTGCCAGAGCCTTATTGAGACCGGATATTTTAAATTTGGCGGTGATGTACGGCCTAATCAGCATAATTATGCCGGCCTTGGTGCTACAGGCGGCGTACCTGGTAATTCTTTCCCGGACGCTCAAACCGGAGTCCGGGCGCAAATACAGCATCTTAAGGCATATGCAACAACAAAGCCGTTAAATCAGGCATGTGTGGATCCGCGGTATAAGTATGTATCAAAAGGATGCGCCCCTACTTTTGAGCAGTTATCTGGTAAATGGGCGGTACCTGGATATGATACAAAAAAATATTCGGGCCTGAAAGCGGCCGGAGAAGCCGGGGCGTCCTACGGGCATAAAATTGTACGACTGCTTAGCAGTGCTGTAAAGATGCAATCACTGTTTGACTGTATTTGAGCAATAGAACAGGCGGTAGGTGTTATCCTGCCGCCTGCTCTAATTTATTCAGCCGTTTTCTGTTTCTGAAAACATAATCAACAGCTTCTTTTTCCATAACGCCGATAATCCCTTCTGTTTCGTGGTTGATTGTATAATCATGCCGCAGGCATTCCGGCTCTGCTACCCCGTCATATCTGAACCAAAATTTGCCCTCTATCCAATCTTGGTCGGAAAATTCTTTATGTGATTTTAAAAATGCTAATGCGTCTGCCTTTGATTTAATCATATCTTCCCTTCTTTCTCCCGGCACAACCCCGCCGGGTGGGTGGTGTGGTTACTCTGCTGGAACTGCCTTGATTTCTTTCCAATCCCAAGGGTTGCAGTTTGTGTGATTCATGATGTACTCAAAAACCTCTTTAGTCTTAACCTTGATAGGGTTTACAGCGTAGCCGTTTGCCCTTAAATCATGGATAAATTCAGCTTTTGTATCATGTTCACTTTCTATGATGACTTTTCTTCCGTTCATTTTATCTGTAACGATTGCTTTATACATTGTCATTTCCCATATCCTCCGTTCCTTTGATAGCGAAGAAAAAGTGCTGTGTCATCTCGGTGTGGGTTCTTTCGCCGTTTTCTCTGTTGCCCTGTTATAGGGTGCACGCCCTTCCCGTGCTCGACATTTCGGTTTATTAACCTCTTTTAACAGGTTTCACGATTTATGCGTTTGCTACGCTTCCCCTGCCATTTCCTCCTTGCTTTCCTTTGCTATGATTATATAATACACCATTGTGTATATAATTACAATATACTTAATACACAAACGTGTATTTAAATTTTGGTAGAAAATACACAAAGTGTACAATACAAAACGAATTGACAAACAATACATAAAGGTGTATCATAAAGGAAATATTAATAAAAGGAAGTGATAAGATGGGAGATAAAAGAAAGAATGTGTATAGTGGCTCTATATCTTATAGTAGATTATGGGAAACCATGAAAAGAAGAGGGATAACAAAGCAGGACTTGAAGAAAGAAAATTTTAATTTGTCGCCTACGCTGGTTAATCGTCTTGTTAAAAATGAAAACGTGGCAGTAGATACAATAATGTATTTATGTGATAAACTGGATTGTCAGCCTTGCGATATTTTGGAATATAAAAAATAAATACACAAATATGTATTTTTGGTATTGACAACTAATACACAAAGGTGTATACTTGTATTATCAGATAAGGCAAGATATTTGATATACATAAAGAAAGAGAGGTAAAAATGGAACATATGGGAATGACAGACAACCAATACAAAGATTTTGTGGAGGGAATCAAAGAGGACTTGGAAGAATTAAACGAGTACAAAGAAGCAGGGGACAACGAGAGATACGACAAGAAATACAAAAGGCTCATGGACAGACTGGAAAAGGCATTAAAGAGATAGCAGAATAAGGGTTCACAGAAAGGGCGGGCTTGCCACCGCCCCAACTGTAAAAAGATTATAGCATATTAGAGGATACAAAGCAAATAAATTTAGGAAAGGGCAACCGGAACGGCTGACAGGTGAAAATTATGAGAGAATACGCAAGAGAGCAGATTTTAGAAGATTATGGAGCAGAGGTATTGGAAAAAATAGAGCAGGCAGAGTATGACGGAAATATGCTGCTGGTCTATTCAGACGATAATGTGTTTGAGATTATCGGAGGCATACTGACCAATCACAGCATGAGTGTTGATGATGCGCTGGAGCTGCTGGGCGTGGACATGGATGCCTGGGCTGAAGGGAAAGGCTGGGAAGGCTGGGACTGGGAGGCATTAGAGTTGCTAGATGTGGAATAAATATAATTTTGAAGGCCACCAGAAATGGCGGTTTTCTTATTCTTTTAATGGATTATATACACATATACTAAGTATAACAAATATCATAATCTGATAATGTATAACCTAAGCCGCTATAAAATATCAAAAGATACATTTATGTGTCATAAAATGTTATTTTATAGCGGAGGGGCAATGACGTATGATAAGAATTTTACTATCTACTAAGCTCGGCGAAATCAGATGGACGCAAGCGGACTTGGCAAGAGCTACAGGTATCCGACCAAACACAATCAATGAATTGTACCATGAGTTAGTGGAAAGAGTAAATCTGGAACATTTAGATCTCATTTGTGAGGCTCTGGATTGCAAACTCGATGAATTGATTGTGCGGGTGCCAGATAAAAGTCCTAAAATATTGCATACAAAGAACGGCTCTCTGATTTCATCGGCTGACAAGTAGTGCTGCAACACTGCTGTCACAAAGAAAGACGTTCATACAAAGAACGTCTTTTTTATAATCGTTACCATGGTATTTTATTTACTTTTTCAATTATTTTTCTGAATAAACTGTAACATATTCAGCTGCTCGATATATTTTTTCTTGCGGTTTATTGCATCTTCTAATTCCTTGATTTTACTAGGAAGGAATACCACCATATTTTCTGGAGCATATTTTTGGGCATATTCTTTGATCTCTACGGAGCATTTGTTGATAAGTTCCTGCTCCCATTCAACGTGACTTTCTATATCTTTAATAACGCTTTTTAATTTTTCTTCCATAGTGCATTATCCTCCTAAATTTAAATTCTGTTTTATTGAATTTACAATGCTACCTTGGCGAAATTAGGAAAGAATGAGCCGGTCAATCTTAAGATTATTGAGAGTATTTGCTAGGAGCTCCAATGCAAAATAGAAGATGTAGTGGAGATCATTGTGTGATGCTTCTGTGATGTTAAAAGTCAATCAAAATAAAAGTAGGGAGAGTAAATAGCCATAAAACAAGTGATTAAATATTTATTTTTAACGATGAAAGTGCAAGTAGATGCCATTACCTGATTGAGTTCGAGTGATGAAATGGGCTTTAAGAACCTAGTGTTTATGCGTGTTACAAGCAAATTTGTTTAGGCGCTGGCAACGATTTGGCAACGTTTCAGGTATCACTCACTGAATAAAAGAATACTTCAATAACAGAAAAACCTTACTGATTTTCAGAAATGACAACTGAAAATTGGTAAGGTTTTTTGCGTTCATTTTTTCTTGCGCTTTGCTTCTTTTTTGTCTGTACTTTCTGCTTCTTTGGCAGCGTCATTGATGAAGTCAAACAATTCTTGCGGAGGAACCTTTGCCCAGATTTGGTGGGTATCAAGTTCTGGATATTTGTACCGCCACTCGTCATATTCTTCTTTGGTGATTTCGCCCTTTTCCAGTCTGGCGGCTTCTGACTGCCATGCGTGGAACATTTTGAACATGGAAGAATAGGTGGAGTAATCGGACTTATCCAGACGCAGGCAGATTTCCCCGTCAATCTCACCGATTTTCAGCCCGTACATATCTTCCAGCGCAAAAAGGGTGTGCATAAGCCCTATATTTGTATCAATGTCCGGCACTGTGAGGGCGTGGGTGCTGATACCGAAAAGATTCGCCATTTCTTTTACAAGGTCATGCTTCGGCACTCTGGCTTCGGATTCATACTGTGCCATGCGGACATCAGAGGTCTTTCCGAGGAAGCCGAGGATTTCGCCCAGTTGCTTTTGCGTCATGCCTTTTCTATTGCGAAAAAATTTGATACGTTTGCCGATTGCCATAATCAAACCTCCGATACTAAACAAATTTGTTGAATTTAGTATAACATGAGGAAATAGAAATAGCAAGAATAACTTAAATAAAAAAAGTTAAGATTCTTTTGAAAACCGCTTGACTTAACGGAATTTATTTAGTATTCTATATACAGAACTTAAACAAAAACAGTTAGAAAGGAGAAAGCAACTGCATGACAGAAAAATCATTTATGACAGTGGAGGAAGTGGCAGCGGAATTGCGTGTGTCGAAGTCAAAAGCCTACCAGATTGTAAGGGAACTGAATACAGAGTTACAGAAACAGGGCTATTTGACCGTGACAGGACGTGTGAACGCTACATTTTTTCATAAAAAGGTCTGTTACAGCGAATAAGGAAGGAGAGTGATTACAAAATGGCTGTATACAAGGACAATGCAACTGGAACGTGGAGGGTTATCTATCGTTTCACCAACTGGAAGGGGGAAAGAAAGCAGACACAAAAAAGGGGCTTTGCAACGAAAAGGGAAGCGCAGGCGTGGGAACATGAAGCCATGCTTAAACAGGGGGCAAAGCTGGATATGACTTTCGGCAGTTTCTTTGAAGTGTACGAAGCGGATAAGAAACAGCGTGTCAAGGAAAGCACCTGGGAATCCAAAAGCCATGTAATACGGACAAAGATTTTGCCGTACTTTGAAAACCGCAAAATCGCAGAGATTGAAGCAAAAGACGTGATAGCGTGGCAAAATGAACTGATGGCGTACAAGGACGAGAAGGGCAAGCCCTATTCCGCAGATTATTTGAGGACAATACACGCACAGCTTACGGCGATATTCAATCATGCGGTAAACTTTTACAATCTTCCCTACAATCCGGCAAGGAGGGCAGGAACGATTGGAAGCGAAGCCGTAAAGGAAATGGACTTCTGGACGAAGGAAGAATACCTGAAATTCTCCGAAGCCATGATGGATAAGCCCCGTTCCTATTATGCGTTTGAAATGCTCTACTGGTGCGGGATGCGTTCTGGTGAACTGCTTGCCCTCACTCCGGCAGATTTCAACTTTGAGAAGCAGACGGTCACAATCAGCAAGACATTTCACCGTTCCAAAGGGCGTGACATTATCACAAGCCCCAAAACGAAGAAAAGTAACCGCACCATCAAAATGCCGCCGTTTCTCTGTGAGGAAATGCAGGAGTACATCAAAATGCTTTATGACATTAAGCCGGACGAAAGGTTATTTACCGTCACAAAATCCTATCTCAATCACGAAATGGAGCGAGGGGCAAAACAGGCAGGTGTAAAGAAGATTCGAGTGCATGATATTCGTCACAGCGCAGTTTCGCTTTTAATCAACATGGGATTCTCGGTACTGGCGATTGGGGAGCGCATGGGGCATGAAGCAGAGAAGATTACATACCGGTATGCCCACTTGTTTCCTACGATTCAGACAGAAATGGCAGAAAGATTGGAAATGGAGCGAATGACAAAGGAGGACTAAAAAATGGATAAGGCACTTGATTATAAAGGAAGATGGCGCAATCATACAGTGGCGTTCCGGGTATCGGACGAAGAAGCAAAACTGTTAAATGATTTAGTAGCATTGTCGGGGCTGACTAAGCAGGACTATATCACCAGGCGGCTCTTGTGCCGGGATGTGGTGGTACAGGGCAATCCGAGGGTGTATAAGGCTCTGAAAAACCAGATGGCGGCAATCCATGAGGAATTGAAGCGTATGGAGGGCATAAGCCCGGACAATGACGAACTGCTCTACACATTACAAGTTATTGCAATCACGTTGGACGGTCTGAAAGGAGAAGATGAATGACAGGAAAAAGAAAAACGACTGCTTCCGTATCATCTGTTGGCGCAGATGGGAAACAGCCGAATATCAAAAAAGACACTGAAATTATAGCAAATGAAACAGCACAAATCAATCTGCAAGCCACTGATTTTTGTGGCTTTGACACAAATAACTGCAAAAGCCCGGAGAAATCCGGGTGCAGTTTGCAGACGGTTTCCATGACAGAATTATATGATACGCTTTATCCGCCGAGGACGCCGGTTGTAGATGGTTTTCTGTATGGCGGCACATATCTTTTCGTAGGTGCGCCAAAGGTGGGAAAATCCTTTTTTATGGGGCAGCTTGCCTATCATATAGCAATGGGGATTCCCCTGTGGGATTATACCGTCCGTAAAGGAACGGTCTTGTATCTGGCTTTGGAAGATGATTACGCAAGGCTTCAGCGGCGGCTTTCACAAATGTTTGGCATAGAGAGCGCAGACAATCTCTATTTTGCGACACAGGCAAAGACACTGAAGGAAGGCTTGGACGGTGAATTAGAGGAGTTTGTGAAACAGCATACAGACGCAAGGCTGATTATCATTGACACACTGCAAAAGGTGAGGGAAGTCGGTGGGGAAACGTTCAGCTACTCGAATGATTATGAGATTGTAACAAAGCTGAAAGCATTTAGTGATAAATATGGTATCTGTCTGTTAGTGGTACACCATACCCGCAAGATGGAATCCGGTGATAGCTTTGATATGATTTCCGGCACAAACGGATTGCTTGGGGCGGCTGATGGGGCGTTTATTATGCAGAAGAAAAAACGGACGGACAACACGGCGGTTCTGGATATTGTGGGGCGTGACCAGCCAGACCAGGAACTGACAATCGAGTTTGACCGGGAGCGTTGTATCTGGAAATTTAAAAAGGCAGAAACGGAACTTTGGAAACAGCCGCCGAACCCACTTCTGGAAGCCATTAACGAATTTCTGGCGGAAGGCAGACCAGAGTGGGAAGGAACGGCAACAGAACTTCTGAAACAGTTGCCGGATATGCAGTTATCGGCAAATGTGCTTTCCAGAAAATTAAATGTGGTAAACAGCCAGCTATTAAATGACTATGGTATTTTCTATGACAATAAACGGGGGCATGAGAGAAGAATCATTTTAAAGCGGCTGGAACGGAACGAATAAAAAGCGACGATATGCGTCGGTTGCGACGGTATTTCAGATAGCGGGGCGGTATAGAAAATACCGTCGCTATCGACGCAAACCGACGCAGAAAGGGATATAAAATGAAAAATGTGCAGATACCTTATGATTTGTTTATGGCGTTGCTCCGGTATCATCTGGTGGAAGATGGTTCTTGTGCTGATGAAATCCGGCGAGGGCTGGAAAAGAAACTGGATTCTATGGTGCGCCATGAACTGTACGCAAAATATAAGACAGCACCAACGGAAGAAGAAAGAGAAAAAGCCAGAAAGGAATATCTGGATAAGCGGGGAGTGCCGGACAGCTTCCGCTGGTAGTTTTTCCTTCGGCGATAATTAACAGGGGCGTGACACGCCCCCTGTCTATTAGCTGACAAGGAAAAATGAAGGATTGCCACACGGAATGAAGCGCCGGATAATGTGGCACTGACAGCGGCAGTGGAAAGGCTGGAACAGCCGCCCGTCCGTAGGACGGTATGCTATCCGAAGGATAGCTTGCCCCCGGCAGGGCGCAAAACCTGCTTGCAGGTTGCATTTTTGTTGGCGTAGCTGACAAAAGTGCTTTTGCGTTACTTTCGCAGAAAGTAACAAAGGCTATGTGCCGTATCCGGCACTGATTACCCTTAAAGGGGAGAAAGGACAGAGTGATTGAAACGAACAATTAGCTTTACTACAGGGAAAGGCTCGGTCAACCATAACAGTAGAAAATTTCATGCAACTAATATTGACCCGGAACGCAGTCACTTAAATATAGAATATTTCAATGAGAATATCAAGGACGTATATCACGAATTATTTGATGAAGCCCTTGCCCGGTACAATGAGAAGCAAACCCGGAATGACCGCCGGATTGATGATTACTATGAAAAAATATTATCCGGCAAACAGGAAAAGCCGTTTTATGAGATTGTTGTGCAGATAGGCGATAAAGATAATATGGGGGCAAAAACAGAGGACGGACAGCTTGCTGGAAAGATATTGGACGAGTATATGAAAGGATTCCAGAAACGTAACCCAACACTTAAAGTGTTCAGTGCCTATTTACATATGGACGAAGCAACGCCACATCTACATATAGATTTCATTCCTTATGTCACTGGAAGCAAGCGGGGGCTTGAAACGAGGGTATCACTGAAAAAAGCACTGGAGTCACTTGGATTTAAGGGCGGTACAAGAAGCGAAACAGAACGGAATCAATGGTATGCTCATGAGAAGAAACAGCTTTCCGAACTTATGTTGAATCATGGAATCGAATGGGAGAAAAAGGGAACACACGAAAAACATTTGTCTGTATTGGACTTTAAAAAACAGGAACGGTCAAAGGAAGTTGAAGAACTGGAAAAGAAGAAAACGGAATTACAATCAGAAAATCAATCCTATGAAGAAATCAACGAAAATCTAAAAGGGCAGTTAAGTGAATTAGATGATGAAATCCGTTCCATGCAAAATGGCATGGAGAAATCAAAAAAGGAAGCAGAAAGCGCAAGGAAACAGGCGGACAAATACCAGAAGCGTATGCAGGAACTCGCCCCAATGGTGAAGGATATGGAACATATGGCGGCAAAGTTTTCAGACAATCCAGAACAAGTGCTTCCAGAAGCCGGGAGCATAGAAAGCGGAAAGTCATACCGGGAGAAGAAAGCAAAGCCGCTGATGGAGAAGATTGTAAAGGTATTACGTTCTGTTTATGCGTCCTATCTGGACGTTTCCAGAAAGTTTGATAAGCTGCAACTGTCTTATAACCGGACTGTGGAAAAGGCAAATAATCTATCTGACCGTTTCCATGAAATCTATACAGAGAATCAGGAATTAAAAGAAATCGTCCGGGATTATGAATGTGTAAAGGCGGTGCTTGGAAAGGAGAAAGTGTCTGGCATTGTTCAGATGGAGAAACAAAGAGAGCAGCTATTGAAGGAACAAAAGCGGGCAGAAAGAAGGAAACAGAATCGAGAAGCCCGGTGATAGCCGGAGGGCTGCTTAAAGCCCTCTTAGGTGTCATACAGCGAAGCCTTGCCAGTTTGTCAAGGGCGGCGACAGCCGTTTATTTACCCTTGACAGGCTGGCGGGGCTTTGCTATTTAGCAGAAGATTCATTCTCTCTGATACCTAAATCGCCTTGGAAAATATCAATCATGATTCTTGCGCCTAAGCGAAAACCGTCAATGAACATTTCTGAAAATTCATAAGGGATTACGTCAAGTTGTTCGTCCATGATTTTAATAAATTGTTTATCAAGCGGCGGCTCTAACTTGCTTAAAGTTTCAATGAAATTGTCATAGTGCTTATAGTGACTTTGATGGATTTGGCGGTATTCTTCACTTCTGGGAGAATATTGCTCTGCCGGGAAAATGTTGCCCTCGTACAGTTCTGTCAATATGCTTTTCATAAATGCGCTCCTTTTACTAAAATATAATATTTGACATCTAGTAAATGTCAATTCTTTTATAGTTTAGCATATAATAGAGAAAATGACAATCACTAAATGTCAAACGGGAGAGGATTTATGTATAAGAATAAGGCGGCTGATGGTGAAAATAATATATGCGGGCAGAAAGTAAAGGAAATCCGGGAACGGCTTCCAGAGAAGACTTCACAGAGAAAGCTGGCGGATATGCTGCAAGTGGAAGGGCTGGACTTGGATAAAAACGCTGTGCAAAGGATTGAGAGTGGCAAAAGGTTTGTGACAGATATTGAGTTGAAGGTTATTGCAAAGGTGTTGGGGGTGAGTTATCAGGAATTGTTGGATGGTTAAATTGAATATATTTGCGATATTTTGTATTTTTAAAATTTTTAATATTTTTGTATAGGTAGATTAATTATTATAAAAAACGGAGGAAAAAATGAAAAAAGCACCTGAAATTGTTATGGCTTCATATGTAACATATAAAGAACTATTTAGAGGAAAGAAATATAAAAGTCCATATCAGATTTTAGCAGAATTTATTAAGTATATAATTATTCAAGAAAAAATATATCAGTTTTCATGTTTAGAAATTAAGAAAATGATTGTTGATACTTTTGGATTTAAATTACCTAATGCTGTTTTAAAATCTGCACTTAAGAAAGTTGAATGTGTTGAAAAAAATGGGCAGCGGGATGAGTATAGTGTAGATTATAAAAAAATTAATGTAGATTCTTCTTTTGAAATGTATAAGAAAAATGCGGAACAAGAAAATGTCCGCTTGATGACAAAATTAGTTGAGTTTACTGAGGAAAAATTTTGTGAGAAGTTAGATGAAAGTAAGAAACAGGAGTTACTGGTGGATTTCATGGCATATTTGCTTGATGAATCTAATGGGGGAGATTTTCAAGATATTATTAGCATATTTATTTTGAAAAATCAAGAGAATAAGGAACAAATACAAGCGATACGAGAAGGCTGTATTTTATATACAGGTATTAACTATGACATTAATGAGGTTGGGAGCATTACAGAAAATTTGACTTTATATTTGGATGTAGAAATATTATTTGACTTGTATGGTTATAATGGAGAGATATATCAAACATTGGCAATAGATATGATAAAGTTAGCCCAAGAAGCCAATAAGAAAAAGAAATACATAAAATTAAGATATTTTGAAGATACGAAAAGGGAGATAGAGGATTTTTTTAGGAGAGCAGAAGATATTGTAACAGGTAAGGTGTTATTAAAAGAGAACATAGCTATGAAGGCGATTGTTTCTGGGTGCAATGATGTTACAGATATTAGTGATAAGCAATCGGATTTTTTTCATACATTACAATATCAGTATGGTATTTTAGAAGATGAGAATAGGGGCTATTATGAAAAAGAACAATATGAAGCTAATCTGGAGGGGCTATGTTTAGATGGAATTGATATGAATGATTCTTCAATACAAGAAAGTATTAAAGTTATTAGTCATATAAATAAACTCCGAAAGAATAAGTCTTTCTTTGATTATTTGAAAAGTGAGTATATATTTGTAACAGAAACTAGGAAAACCATTGAAATATCAAATAAAATAACAGAAATAATAAGTGAAGGTGATGAAATTGATGGGAAATATGTCGGTTATGTTATAAATATGAATTTTTTGACAAATTTGTTATGGTATAAAATGAGTAAAGGATTTGGAGGGGATGAGCTTCCTCAAAACGTAAATGCGATAATTAAGGCTAAAATTGTGTTGTCAAATTACATTACGCAAAATGTTGCGAAAACATATGATGAATGCAAAGTATTATATGAAAAGGGAGATATTACTTCTGAACAATTTGCAGCAAGATTAATTGCTTTGAAAAATAAAAATATTAGACCAGAGGAAATATCTGTTGAAGGTATTGAGGAAGATTTGAATTTCGACCCTGATAACATAAGAAAGTTTGAGGAGGAAAGTAATTGGCAAAAATTAAAACTAAAAGAAAAAGAGCAAGAATTAAAAGATATTAGAAAAAGCTATATCGAAACAAATCAAAAAGTGGATAGTATGCAACAAGAGTTAGCATTAACGAGGGAAGACCAGAAAGAACAAAATAAGATATTGACAAAACAAGAAAAGGTGATTGAGGAACAGAGTAAAATTATTAACGAACAAAAAGTAAGAATAGAGAAATTTGAAATGCAAGAAAGAAATAAAGAAGTTAAGAAGGAAAAAAGAAGAAAAGTAATAAAGTTTATATGGCATATTATAATTCGGATAGTAGTTTTAGTGTCTATAGTAATAATTTCATATTTAGTAACTAAAGCAATTAAAGCGGATTTAGCAACTAGTTTATCTATTATTGTAACAGTTATTGGAATAATAATTAGTTCCGTTGATATAGTAAAAAATGTTTATAAGAAAGTTTTTGGTGAAAGAAATGCTTGACTATATACTGATGTATGTTAAACTAAATGCGTGGCAACATTTTGGCAACAGAAAATCAGTAAGCCAGAATAAATGATGTAATTGAAGTAAAAAAAGGCGTATATTTGCATAAAACTTATACAAATATAGTTAAGAACAACAAAGAACACGCCGAGTTCGAGTAGTAGCTACAAGTCTGGGAAGCCTTATAAACAGGGCGTTCCCGGGCTTTTCTTTTTGCTCTGCTACTATTTTGCTACTAAACGCAACTACTCTGTTCCGCATCATTTTATTGTAGCTTGCATTTTCCAATATATTTGGAAAATTAAATAACTTTTCTTTGGGGCATAGGGATAACTTTTCCCGGTGCTGTTTCCTTTGGCAGTGGCGTCGGTCCGTATGGAAGTCCTGTATTGGCGTATACTGTATCCGAGGTAGCTAAACTGTCAGCCGTGCCATCATCATAGGAAATTCCCATAGTTTCAAGTAAAGGGTTACTTGTTGGCGGTTCTGGTGTCGGTGTAACATCAACGGTTGCTGCAAGCTGTTCCAGATTGCTGACAAGCTCCTGCTGTTTGTGCGGAAACAGATGCGAGTAGGTATTCAGTGTTGTGGATACCTTTTCGTGTCCCAGTCTGTCAGCGAGGATAAGTGCATCACAGCCCTGATTGATAAGTAAACTGGCATGCGAGTGGCGGATGTCATGAATCCGTATCCGCTTAACGCCTGTTTTCTTACAGCCCCGCTCCATTTCATGAGAGAGAAA